ATGCTCACGGACATCGAGATCCGTCGGACGAAGCCGCGCGATAGGATTTTCAAGCTCACCGATTCCGGCGGGCTCTATCTCGCGATATCACCGACGGGCGGGCGGCAGTGGCGGTGGAAGTATCGGCATGGGGGCAAGGACCGAGCGCTGTCTCTTGGCGCGTACCCCCAGGTCGGGCTCGCTGAGGCGCGCCGCGAGCGCGATGCGGCCCGCTCCGCACTGAAATCAGGCAAGGATCCGAACCTGGAGCGCAAGCGCCAGATCGAGCGGAAGCTGAACAGCACCTTCGCCCACATGGCGCGGGAGTGGTACGAGAGCCGCAAATCTGGATGGGTCGACCGCCACGCCCACGATGTGATCAGCAGCCTTGAGCGCGACGTGATCCCCGAGATCGGCCAGATCGACATGAACGAGATCCGGCCGCGGGATGTGCTCGAAGCCCTGCGGCGTGTCGAGCGGCGCGGGGCGGTCGAGACGGCGCACCGGCTGCGCCAGCGGATCGAGGAGATCTTCGCCTTTGCTATGGGGATGGGGCTGGCGGAGGACAATCCGGCGATCGTGGTGAGGAAGGCCCTCAAGCCGGTCCGGCGCGGCCGGCAGCCGGCGGTCGTCACCCTGGACGAGGCGCGCGAGGTGCTGCGCGCAGCCGAGGCGATCCCGGGCCATCCGACCACGAAGCTCGCTCTGCGCTTGCTCGCGCTGACGGTCGTGCGCTCCGGTACGATCGTCACGACGCCGTGGGAAGAGGTCTTGCCCGTGCTGTCGTCGGATCTGCCGGTCTGGCGCGTGTCGGCCGAGCGGATGAAGCTGAAGAGCCACCTCAAACGGGACGACAGCCGCGACCATATGGTTCCGCTCTCAGGGCAGGCGGTGGATGTCCTGAAGGTTCTTCGGGTAGACAACCATCGCTCGCCGTTCGTCTTCCCGAACGTGCGCTTTCACCATCGCCACATGAGCGAGAATGCCCTCGGCTACCTGTTGAACAGGGCAGGCTTCCACCAGCGCCATGTCCCGCATGGCTGGCGCGCGACGTTCTCGACGATTATGAATGAGCGCCACCCCGCCGATCGGCCGGTGATCGAGATGATCCTCGCTCACACCCCTGAGAACAAGGTCGCCGCAGCCTATAACCGCGCGCTGTATCTCGACCGCCGGCGGGAGCTTCTGCAGGAATGGGCGGATCTCCTGCTGGACGGGCAGGCGACCCTGAAGGACATTGTCACGGGACCTCGAAGGTAGGCGTCGCGCCACGGTCTAAGAACGCGACGGATGGCTGCGTCGACCGGCCGGCGTAGCCGAAACGCTCACGGCAACCCCGCGCGCCCGAGTGGCCATTCGTATGCCTGCTGATGGATCGTCGCGTTGAGCACGCCGTCGGCAACGATGAGGTCGCCGTTCAGCACCTCGATGAGGGCATAGATCGTTGTGCCAGGCTGCACCTGGCCCGCCCATGTCCGAACAAGGTGGTGGAATGCGCGGATGTCCTTCTGCATGTTCTCGGCATCGGATGGCGTGAAGTGTCGCTTGGTCCGCTGAACCATGATCAACCCTCCAGCACTCGAATGCGCCGGCTTGGCCGGCCGCGCACATAGCCCCACGAGGCCTCTTGGCGGGACATCTCCAGGGCGATCTCGAGATATTGCTGGCCGACGAGCAGGGCCTTGATCGTCGCCCTGAGGTCGCCGTCGCAGGCCTCGATTGCCTCGTCAATATCGGCCTCCGAAACGGCAATAGTCTCCAGCTCGGCGGGCTGCTGCTCGCTCGTCATGGTCGTCTCTCCTCTTGATTGATGGATTGATTCCATGAGAACGAAAAAAGAACAAGAGGTGAGACTGCGGCCAATAGGGTGGGCATTGCCGCGCCTCAAGCCCGAAACGAAAAAAGAGCCCCGCCGCCTCCCGAAGGAGGGGCGGGGCAGTTGTCCCAGAGAGGAAAGCGGGGCTGTCGCCCCTCCCACGCTGTCGTCGGGGACGTGGTCTCAGGCCTTGGTGAAAATGCTGCGGATGAAGGCCAGGCTTTCGGCCCAGTAATGGGAGACGAACCAGTAGAGGAAGCCGAAGCCGGTTACCCCCAGCCCGACGATAGTGCCAAGGCGGGTCTGGAAAAGCGAAAATCCCGCGATCATCAGCGCATGCTTATCGATGGTCTTGGTATGCTGCTCGACGGCAGCGGCGACCGGCTTGATAGCGTGCTCGATCCCCGAGACGCTCTGCTTCACCGTGGCGATCTCAACCCGCACCTCCCGGCGGAAGTCCGCGCCGGTCTGCCGCTCGATCACCTGGTCGTCCTTGAGGTTCTGCACGTCGGCGCGCAAGGCGCCGAGGCTCTCCATGATCTTGAGGAGCATGGGGTCGCTATCGCTCAAGGGCGCCCCCGCGGATCTGCTCCAGCACCGCGCGCTCGGTGCGCACGAACTCCTGCAGCCCGTCCAGCCGCGCCCGGCACACGGCGAGTTCGCGCCGGTCATGGCCGGCAATGGCCGCCTGTTTCGAGACGGAGCCTACGGCCGCAGCATATCCCGGCGCGGGCCCTTCCGCCGGCTGCATCAGCTCGGCCGGGACCGCCGCCGGCCGGCCGGGATCAGCGTATCGCGTCGAGACCGCGCAGGACGGCAGGAGGAAGGCCGCGATACACATCCCGGCAATTGTCAGGCACCGGCTTGTCGTCCTCGGTGCGCGCGGCATCGATGATCTCCTTGGCGAGGGATGCCGGCAGGGCGGCGATAGTGTCGGTGACGCGGCTGGCGATCTGGTCGCCCACGGACTGGATGGCCGAAAGGGCCGCATCCTCGCGCGCCAGCGTGATCGCCTGCTGCTGCGTCCAGACCGCGCGCTCGGCGGCGACGCCAGCGAGGTAGCGGCTTTCGCCCCAGGCCTGCGCGGCGAGGTAGGCAGCGCCGCCAAGCGAGGCGATGCCGAGCACCTGGGCGACGGCCGCGTAGCGGGAGAGCGGGAGCACCGCATAGATCAGCAGCGCCGCGCCGAGGATGGCGAGCCCGCTGGCGCCGAGAATGTGAAGGCCGAAAGGCAGCCACTCGGAAAGATGTCCGAGGAACATCACTGCACCCCCGTCACGCAAAGCTCGCCTTCGCCGATGCGGCTGGCGTCACCCATTTCGCGGCGGTTCACGAGGCCGGCCCATACCTTGCCGCCGGCCTTGTTGAAGGCCGTCGCGGCGTTGCAGCTTCCGATGTAGTCGCCGGCGATGCCGAGCCGCGCTGCCGTCGAGCCGCACGAGCCGCGGGGCTTCTCGGGGCCGATATTCCAGGTGAGCCCGTTCATCATCGCGCGCCACGACAGCGGCTTCGCGCCAAAGCCGGGGATGCAGGCGACCAGCTTGCCCCGGAACTCCATCATCCGGCGTACCAGGCGCTTGTCGCAGCCGGCCGGCGTCTCCATCATGCCGGGGCGGACACCCTTGGTGTCGCCGTCGCAAATCGTCCACGGCGCGCCGCCTGTCGCCGGGTCGGGATAGGCGCGCAACTCGCGGCCCTCCCACGGCCGCACGAGATAGGTCGCGGCGAGCACGACATCATCCGGCACCCGTTCGCCGGTGCCGGGCATGATCGCGTAGCCGCCGATCGACATGGCGACGACGGCGGCGACCGCCGCCGCTGCCCGCTTGCTGGGGCGGAGCTTGCTGATGGGCATGTCAGTCTCCAAGGGATTTAGGCTGTGCGACGATCCGCGCGACGAAGGCGCCGGCCACCACCAGCACGGTGACGGAGGCCAGCACGCCGGGGCTGATCGGCAGGTACCCGCCGATGATCGGAAGCGCCGCCTCCAGGCCGGACAGGAGCCCGGCGAGGAGGAGCAGACGCACGGACCACGCGCGCAGAAGCACGCGCCGCCAGTCCGGGACAAGGCGCATGGAAGTCTCCAGATTATCGGGGGTGTTAGGTCAGGCCGGCACCAGCGCGATGGTCACATCGATCTCGGCTCCGGGTTCGATTGCCGCCAGAGTCTCCAGGCGCCCCATGAAAAGCACGGTCAGGTCGACAGGCTCGGCCTGCGGATCGCTCCGCTCGGCCATGAGCTGGACGGTCGCGCTGGCGTCTCCCAGAGCGATGGCGGTTACCTTCATGCGGGTTGTGGTCATGCCTCTGTCTCCGTTGAGGGATCAATCACGCCGCCAGACGCCAGCCCCAGCCGTCCATGACGTCGGAGGCGCCGGCGATGACGCCATCCATGGGCGGCTGGAACATGTGCACTCCATCGGTCAGCAGGCTCGGTGGGCAGCAATTCGCGGCGACCGCAGTGGCGTCCGAACCGCCGTTGCCCATGCTCTTGAGCTTGCCCATGGGGTCATAGTCGTGGCCGGGATAAGCCACGCCGATAGCCGCGCCCAACGCGTCGATCGCCGCCAGCGCCGGAGCCGCCGACCCATAGCGCCGATTTGTGCGGATCCAGAGGAAGCGCGGCAATCCGTCCGGCCCGAGTGGTCCCGTCAGCTGAGAAATGGCGCTCTGGATGATGGCGAGGTCGGCGGCCGTCGCGCCGTTTCCGTTGTTGTCGCCGTCCCACCAGATTGTCCCCAACCCCTTGACGCTCGCCGGAGCTGCCGTGAGGTAGCCGAGCTGCTGCGTCAGCGTAGAGCCGCCAATCGCCGCCAAGTACGGTATCCAACCCAACTGACACAGGCTGGGGGCTACCCCGACGCCACCGGTCGGAGCCGCGTAGCTGTCGCCCACGACGACCACGTTGTAGGCCGGGACCGAGAGGTCGGCGAGCGCAGTGGCATCCGTCGTGGCCACAGGGTAGAGCGTCACGCGGTAGATATCGTCGTCATAGCTCGGGTTGGGGCTGCCGGAGGCTCCCGAGCCGATGACCAGCCGCGTCACGGCCGGCGTGCCCGCAGCCGGGCCGGAGCTGCCCAAATTCACCCCCATGCCGGCCGTGCGATTGAACCCGGACTGGATCGTGACCGCAGCTTTGACGTAGGCTCCGGGCGCGTAGGTTGTCGTCGACCCCCCGCCGTAGGTGGTCCCGCCCACCTTGATGATGGTGGAGAGCTGCGTCGAGCCGACCGACCTGAAGAACAATACCTGATTGTTGGCCGTGCCGTCGTCGAGCGAGACCATGGGCCGTGAGCCTGCGGCGACGCTGGCCGTGGTGTGTCGGCCTTCCACCACCAACGTGTAGGCTGCCGGTAGGGCCGCTGGAAGCGGCAGGGCCAGAATGGCGCGCGCCCCGCTGCCGCCCGTCGCCGCGACGCCGAGGTAGTCGAGCAGCTTGGAAACCGCGGAGAACTTGCGGCCGTACCAAAGCGCTCGCCCCGCCCGAAGATCGATGTCGAAGAGGGGCTTGGCGCCCAGAAAGGCTGACATCTCCCAGGGGTAAGCATGGCTCTGGCCGTAGGCGACAAGGCCGGGCGCCCGGGAGCGCAGCATCGGCCGCGTGACACCGCCGGCAATCTCGATGTCGACTTCGTTCATCACTGTCTCACCCATGCCGAAACCGTCAGGACGTTGCCGTTGGCGTCGCGGGTGACGGTCTGCACCCAGGTGTTGATGCCGTCCGTCTTCGAAACGGTGAGGACGTTGCCGTTGGCGTCGCGGGTATAGCTGGTGGGCATCCAGTCGATGTCGGCAGGACTGCCGATATTGCTGGTCGTAGACATCGGCTGCCTCCGAGAGTGTGGTGGGTCAGACCGGCCCCGCGGCCCGGCCGGTATTCGTCGGCGCACTGCTGGCATAGACCGGCGATGTCGTGGCATTCGGCGTGCGCGTGTCCTTGCCGACCCCGTCGCCCGGCTTCTTCACCTCGCAGGTCGACGTGTAACCGCCGGGCTTCGAGACCGTGTGCTGCACGCTGTCGATGATGTAGCTGCCATCGATGCCCGGGCGCGCCCCGGAAAGCTTGATCGGAGCGCCAGCCTTCGCCGCCGGCGTGCCGACGATCGTAACCGTGCCCTCGCCACCGTTGCGCTCGGCCCGGGATTTCAGGGCCTGCGCGCGGCGATCAGCCTGCTCAGCATCGCCGGTGGTGAAGCGATCGACGAAGGTCCCACTCGCGTCCTGATCAACGTCGACGTCTTTCTCCAGCCATTTGGCTTTCGATTCGTCGTAGTAGCGCGCTCTCACCTTCTGAAAGCGCGGACGAGAGAACACGGGAGAGATCGACCAACTCAGGAGGTTGACGCCCCATGTCGCCACGACCTCAGGCAGATCCTGGCCGCTGGCGCTCTTCCCGGCATTCGAGGGAACGAAGATCGCCTTGCCGTCCTGCAATTTAAAGGTGGCTCCAATCTCCGCAGAGATGCGCTTTCCCCAGTGCAGGAAGGACTCAAACTGCATTGCCCAATACGGCCGGATGATACTGGCGAGTTCGGGGGCAATGGTGACGGTAGCGATGCCGGCAAGGTCAGCGAACTGCTTGGCCGCTTCCTCAAATGTAGCGTCATCTACATGAGCGCCCTGAGCGTCCCTTGCGTTCGACTTTGGGTCGATGCCCTTTGCCGCGATGTCGAGATTCCGGCCGCCACCCTTCGAGCCGGTGGAGGTGACGTCGGAAACGAAGCCCGAGAAGACCAGCGCGACATCAGCGACCGACTGGCCCAGATGGATGCGTAGCCGGGCCCCTTCCTGCGGCAGCAGGATCGATCCCTCGGGGTCTGACAGCACGATAGAGGCGCTATCCGTGGAGATGCCGGACCGGTCGGTCACATCGATTTTCACGACCAGAGGCCGAAACCGCGAGGTGTAGTCGACGCCATTGACTTCGACTTTGAAGGCGGGGAAGGCCGACATCAGGCGAAGTCCAGCCCGTAATCGCCGAATACCCCGGCGAGTTCCCGCGTCATCTTTTCAGCGATCTCCTGCGCATCATCGCGAGAGCCGTGGATGTGGAAGGTGAAGGGCCCGATGCGGCTGCCCTGGCCGGCCGGCGCGCCGGCGCCGCGCCCGCCCTGTCCCATGCGGGCCATCTTGTCGGCGGGCACGACGGTGCCGCTCTGGTCCGGCACAAAGCCCTCTTGGCCCAGTTCGTTGATCATGTAGAGCCCGCCGGCATAGACGTGACCGCCGGAGGCGCGTCCGGGGCCCGTCGCGCGCCCGGCGGAATCAATGCCGAGACCTTCCGGGCCGCGCGCGCCGGCGCGGTTCATCCCGACGCCCGGGAACGCCATGCTGGACGGCTGAACGCGCACCGGAACGTCCACGCCGAACCCGAAGATCGCCCGGATGCGGTCGAAGATGGACTGGCTCGCCTGCTCGATCTCGGGCGCGCGGGCCTTCAGCCCGGCGACGACGTCGCTGCCGATGCCGCTACCCGCGTCCTGCGCGGCCTGCCGACCGTTCGGACCATAGACCGCTGCAGCAAGCCCCATGCCTGGGTCCATGGCCCCCAGCATCGGGTTGTCCTGAATCGCGCCCAGCATCTCCCTGTTCTGCTGGACGATATTGGTCGCTGCGGCGGCGAGACCGGCACCACCCGCGATCACGCCGCCGACCACCGCGCCAGCCGCAACCGCGCTGCCGCCTGCAGCGGCCCCCGCGGCGGTTGTCGCTGCCGACGATACGCCAGCGCCGCCGAGACGAGCGGCGGCAGCCGTCAGAGCCGCGGCCGACTCGTTCAGGGCGACGGCCGAGGACTGCAGGCCGAAACCACCCGACAGGGTGCTCCAGATCTTGTAGGCGCCATATCCGGCCCCCGCGACGCCCGCCACGCCCGCGCCCGCACCCAGCACGGTGCCAGCCATGCCGCTTTCCTTGAGCCACGCCGCAGTGCGCGAAAGCACATCAGCGAACGCGTTCAACCCCGAGATAGCCGCTGGCGTGATCGGTTCGACCAAGGCGCCGACAGCGTTCTTGAGCTGGTCCAGCGCGCCGGCACCGGCTACGAAGGGGTCCTTCTCCGACATCTGCTCACCGGCGGCCAAGCCGGGAGCCTGATTCATCTTCCTCTCTTTGTTGAGATACTGGTCGGCCTGCAGCACCATGCGGCCGAACAGGTCGGCGACGCGCTGGTTGGAGAACAACTTGCTCATGGCCGCCGTGACCGCCATGTCGTTGTTGGTATCGATGCCCTGCTTACGCAGCGCCGGCATCAGCACCTTCTCGGTGTATTCGAATGGATCGCTCAGGAAGAGATCCTGATTGACGAAGTCGCCGTTCTTCCCGCGAAGCCCGTAGCGACGCTGCTCCGCCATCGAAGACTTGGTGGCGCGACCGCCGACGACCTGCGAAACGCTCGAACCGAGCGCCGTGCCGACCTGGTCCGGTCCGAGGTCGGAAATGAGGGCCGGGAGAATGCGCGTCAGGAATCGGTCGTTGAGCGAGAAGCCTCCAGACTTGGAGCGCTTGGCGGTCGTGTAGACATCGCCAACGCTGAACTCGGCGCCCTCGACCCCCTGCGCGCGGATGAAGCCATCGAGCAGGGTGCGGATGACGTCGATATCGACGTTCTTGCCCAGAGTGTCGAGGCCGCGAAGCAGGCGTGTGAGGGCAGAAAGGGCCTCGTCCGGGCTCTTCATGGAGCTGACGACAGCCATGCCCCGTGCGAGGTCCGGCGCGAGCTTCAGCGCGCCATCGACGCCCACATTCGTCAGCGAGGTTTCGCGCAGCAGATTGTGCATGGTCGCCGCGTCGACGGCGCGGACCTGTGCGGACGTCTGGAACGACCGCGCCTGGATCCGGGCCGTGTCATTCGGCGAGAGGCCACCGAGATAATCGCGCGCCTTCTCGCGCTCGAGTTCCGCGGCGGAGAGTGCCGTGGCGCGGATGCCGCGACCGGCAAGGTAGGTGCCACCGCCGAGGCCGGCGGCATAGCCCAGGTTGCGGACGGTATCGCTGCCGAAGCCGACGAGCCGGCGACGCTCGCGGGCCTCTTGGCGTAGGTGTTCACGGCGCGCATGAGAGGCCTCGCGATCACGGCGCTTGGCCTCTGCGGAAGCCTGGCGCGCCTCCTCCTTGGCGATCCGGGCAGCGTCTCGCGCGAGCTTCGCCTTCTCGCGCGCGGCCTCCTCAGCGATGCGAGCCTGTTCTTTCGCGGCATCACGCTGCGCCTTGGTCGTCTCGCGGGCGAGCCTCGCCTGTTCTCTCGCGGATTCGCGCGCGGCTCGGGTGGCCTCTTGAAAAGCCGTGCGGGCCGCTCGGGTGCCATCCGCTGCCGCCTTGGCCGCTTCCTTCGCAGCTTCTCGGCTTGCCCGCGCCTGGGCCTTCGCGGCTTCATTGGCCGCGCGCTCGGTTTCCCTCGCTGCTTTGACCTGCGCGCGCGCGGCATCCTTCGCTGCGCGCTCCGCATCCTGCGCGGCTTTCTCCCTCGCCTTCGCCTCATCCTTGGCTAAGCGTGCGCGCTCTTTGGCTGCATCGGCTGCAGCCTTCTTTTCGGCCTCCGCCTGCGCCTTGGCTTCGCGGATCCCGTCTTCGGATAGCTGCCGCTGCGCCTCGCGCACCGAGAGAATGCTGGCGAGCGCCTCGTTCTTCCAACGGGTCGCTGCGGCGGTCTGGAACGCCTTGTTGCCGTTGGCCCCGATCTCCTTGCTGAGGGAGACCCACGATGCCTTCAGGCGCTCCATCTCGGCCACGGACAGCCGTAGACGATCGACCTGCTTCTGGAAGCCGCCGCCCCAGTTCGGGGCCTTGCCGGCGGTGGCGGCGAATTCCCGCGCCTTCTTCTCGGCACGGTCGAGGGTCTTGCCGAGGGCATCGACCGCGGCGGCAGCCTTCGGCGCGCCCTTCGAGAGCTGATCCTTCAGCCCAAGAATGACGTTGGCCTCGTACGTGCGCGCCACGGCCGCTACCTCTTCTTCGGAACCATGATGATGACCTTCTGCACGCGCTCGGCGCGTGCAGTTTCCCGGCTGCGTTCGATCTCATAGGCCGCGTTGTAGTCGGCCAGCAGCTCGAGCCAGTCTTCCTGCAGCAGCTCGGCCTTGCTTGCGTTCAGGATGCTTCGGAGGAAGGTGACGTACTCGCGCCACCTTCCGGGGACTGCCCTGCCGCCGGACGCAAGCGGCGGGGCAAGAAACGCTGAACGACCTCTTCGATCTTGTCGGCATCGTCGGGATCGAGCGCATCGATCACTTCAGGCGGGGCATCGAACATCGGCAGCCGGGCCGTCTTGTCATCGGCAAGAACGGCCTCGAAGAACTGCGTGATCTGCGGGGTGGAAAGCCGCGACACGGTAATAGAGGTCCAGGTCCGCCCGTCATATTCGACGGGGAACTCCAGCGGCACGGGTTCAGATCGGTTGCCCAGCAACCGGGGCGGCGCCGGGCGGTGCTCCAGCGTGTTCTTTTCGCTCATAGGGATCTCCGGGGTGCCGTCAGTCCCAGAGGCTGACGACTGTTCTGGATGTGGTCTGGGTGGTGAGGTCGGGGAGGGTGATCGTCGTGCCCATCGGTAGCGGCGAGGGCAGATCGGCGAGTCCTGGATTGGCCTCGAGGACAGCCTCGACATAGGTGCTCTCGTCGCCGTAGGTGCGCCGGCAGATCATGTCGATCATCTCGCCCTGCCGGGTCTTGTAGGTGCTCGCCATCGTCAGCCCCCGAACAGCGCGCCCGCGATCGACACCGGCGAAAAGCTCCCGCCAGCAAAGCGCCGGAGGCCGATGCGGAACACGTTCATGCGCGGCATGCCGTATCGATCATGGTAGGACTGGTCCTCGCCGACCGAAGTCACGACATGCAGCCCGTAAACGTTGCCCGCGAGCGAGACCAAGGGCAGGACAGCGCCGCCGATGGACATGGCGCGCAGGCCTTCCATGGTGCCGAGCCCGCCGAACTCCTCGGGGAAGATGACGCCTTCGATGGTGACGGCATCGCCGGAGCCGCCCATCCATTGCAGGAGGTCAAGGCTACCGAGCACCTGGTTGCTCGCCCACTGGACGTCGAGGTCGCGCTTCAAGCCGTTGAAGCCGAAGCTGAGGCTCTCGAACATGAAGGGGCCGAGAGCCATGGGGACCGGCATTGTGCGGCTCCCGATCTATCAGGCGAGAAGCGCCGCACGGATCGCGGCGGTCTGCGAGGAGCCGCCGATCGAGACGCTGAACGGGTCCATCTCGATCAGTACGCTGCCCGCCACCTCGAGCTTGTAGTAGCGGATGCTGATCGAGAAGGTGTTCTCGGCCATCGCGCCGGGACGCCACCCGCCATGGTCGGGCCGGGTCAGTCGGCCGCGAATGTAGGCCGTGGCGTTCAAGATGGTGCCGTCTTCGTGCGCGAGCGCGCCCGTCACCATGAATTCGCGCTCGACGCCGACGGCAAGGCCGAACTGGGTGATGACCTGCGGATCGAACGCCGTCAGCTTGAACGACGCCTCCAGCTTCTCGTAGCCCAGGGGGATATCGATCGGCATGACCATGCCGGCGTTGCGCAGCTCCTCCATCTTCTCGGTGGGAACCGGCAGGTTGATCTCGTTCGCCTGTCCGATCTTCGATACGCGGTTCACGAAGATCGCACAGTTGCGCAGGATATAGCTCGGCGTATCGGACATGGCCGATCTCCTTCACAAGGTAGGGGGAAGCCGGGCCGGCCGGCGAGCAGGGAAGGGCAGCCGTCAGGCCGCCAGCGCCCCGGAGCTGATCTCCTGCGCGACCTGGTTCAGCAGCAGCGTGTAGGAGGCGATGTTGCGGTAGGCCGTGATGCGGATATCGACCATCGGCGCCGGCGGCTCGAACTTGACGCCGAGCTTGATGATGCCCTGCACCATCTCCCCTTCCGTGTTCGTGTCGAGGAGCCAGACGTCGTGCCCGGGAAGGATCGCTCCCTCCTTCTCCATGAGGCGGAGGAATGCCCGGCCTCCCTCGATCATGAACTTCAGATTGGCCTTGGAGAACGGGCGATCGTTGAACTCGATATAGGCCTTCTCGAGCGACTCGTTGATCGCGTCGGCGCACCGGCGGACCGACACGAACTGCCACATCAGGTCGCTGGCGCAGGTCCACACACCCCAGAGGCGGAACCCGTCGTTGTCGATGTTGACGATGGTGTTGATGCGGTTTTCGTTCAGGTAGTTTGCCTGCGTGCCGTACTCGATCGGGCGGTTCGTGCCGCCGATCCCGGCGATCTCCATGTTCGAGCCGGCCGCCCAGAACCCCTGCTCCAGATCCATCTTTGCCTGGCAGGCCGCCCAGATCGGCGAAGAGGGCTGGGGCACATAGGCGTCGATCTCGGTGTCCCATTTCAGGGTCTTCGGATCGGCAATGAAGATGCGGCCGGAATTGATCAGCGCGCGATACTGGACCGCCGCCTGGTCGGTCGTGTCGGGCCCGTCGACATAGACAATCGCCTTGAGCTTGTCGGCCACGCCAGCCAGTTCGGCGACGACCGGGTTAATGACCGAGCCACGGGCCGCGGTGGCGGTCGCGCCGGTGCCGCCACCGCCCGTCAGCGTGACCGTGAGGCCGGAGGTGGGATAGCCGAAGCCGGGGTTGGTCACGGTGATCGCCGTCACAACGCCGCCGGCGACGGTGGCGACAGCCGTCGCGCCAGCCCCGCCGGAACCGGCAATGGCGACCGTCGGCGCGGACGTGTATCCCGTGCCGCCAGCAGTCACCGCGATCGACTGGATACCGTCGGCCGGCGAGGTCTGGGTGAGACCGGGCGCCAGCAGCAGCTTCGGCTTGTAGAGGCCGTCCGGCTGCGCGCGGCGGAAGGCATGGACGCCGCTGAAGGAGACCTGAGAGCCGATCGCGTTGCTCCAGGTCTCGGCCGGCGTGCTGCCCTCCTCGATGCGCACGACGATGACCGGGCAGCCGACCTGGTCGAAGATGCTGTCGATGGCCGGAGAAAGCGTCCCCTCGACGCCGAGCAGCGCCGCATCGGAGGCGCGAAGAAGCTGCTTCGGGATGTTCAGCGGAAAGGCCGTCTCATCCGCGTCAGGCGCAGTGCCGATGATGCCGATGACGGCGGTGCGCGCAATCCGCACCAGCAGCGGCGTCTCCGCGCTCTCGAAGACGCGCGTGCCATGGTGGAAAGACACAGAAGCCATCTCGGCTCTCCTTGTGCGCAAACGAAAAAAGCCGCCCTTGCGGGGCGGCCATTCGGTGGGGATTGGTGCTAGTTCGGGCGGACTTCAGTCCGGCCAGCCGGCCTCAATGTCGACGGCGTCGAGCGCGGCTTCGTCCTCGGCCGCCAGCAGCGCGTCCTTGATATCGCGGGCGTGCTGGACGATGCCCGCGTACCAAGCGCCGACGGCAGCCGCGAGAGCGAGCCCCGCCGCCGGTGTCGGCAGTGCGATCCTTGTGTTGGACATCGTGATCCAGCCCAGCGCATAGGATGCGGGCCACGGGATCGTACCCGCCGCGGCACCGAGCGCCGTCGTGCCCATCGCGGTTATGTCGGCGCGAGCCCCGTCATCGACCTTGATGCGCTCACCGTCCGCCGGCGCGCCAGCCGCGAGGAGTGCGTCACGCAGAGCATCTGCGTCGCGCACGCGACGAGCCTGGTGGAACGAGAAGGGTATAGGCGGCGCCACAAGCTCGCTGCCGCTGACGAGCCAGCCTATTTGCGCGCCTTCCTGCGCCCAATAGGTCACGCCCTCCTCGGCCGGAAGCCCGCCACCCGGCCACGTCACTTCCAATCTATCCGGCGCGACGATGGCATCGTCGGGAACCCGACGGGCGTTTACGGACACTCCGCCCGAGCAAATCTGTATGGTCTTAGCCATGACGCTCCTCACCAGCGCAGGTAAACGATGCCGTCAGCACCAGCGCCGCCCGCCCGCGCTGTCGTGCCATAGGCACTGGCACCGCCGGAGCCCGGGATTGCGGCGGGACCAACAGTGGTGACGCCACTCGATTGGCCGGTTCCCCACCAACTACCCCCGCCGTTGCCGGCCCAGTCGCTGGAGCCGGTGACACCATCCATGCCGTCGCTACCCGAGATATTGAGCGTGCCGCCAGATGCCAGACCGCCGGCGCCATTGACGATGCCGGACAGATTCGCGCCTCCGCCACCGTTCCCCTGCATGCCATTGAACGTGGTGCTTCCGCCGGCGCTGCCATTCGAGCCAAGATTGATGGCTCCACCAGCTCCACCGGCGCCGATTGCAGCTGGGTAAACCGAGCCCGGGGTGACGGGCTTGAACCCCATTGCCGTGCCACCGCCGCCACCCGTGGCACCGCCTTGTGACGCAGAGCATCCAAGACCACCGCCACCGCCACCGGTCACGATCTGATAGACTTGGGCGACCCCGACAGGGCACGTCCAGTTGCCGCTCACATAGAAGGCGGCCTCGCCGTTCTGCGGCACATATCCGTCAAGATGTGCGGACGTGCCATCGAAGAGCAGAACGACCGGAACGCCGGCGAGCAGTGTGGCGGCCGGGAGCAGGGTCGCGCCGCGCGACTTGACCGGGATCGCGCCGATGCCGTTGACGTTGATCGTTACGGAGCCGGCGTTGTTGCTGGATCCAGGGACAAGGAATAGCGCCCGGATTTGGCTATACGACGTGATCGGAGGGTCGAGCGTCGCTGTGATGGCGTTGGCTGTCCCGCCACCCGCGACATAGTTCAGAGCGAACGATCGAACCGCGACCGCGAGTTGATCCTGGTTGGCGGCAGCGAAGGTGAAGCCGGCCTTGACGATCGTCTGCTCGACCTTCCCACGCTTCACATAGGTGCCGCCGATGCGCACGTAGACGCTGCCATCCGGCAGCCCGACGCCGTGGCCGTCCGGCGGGGGCAGGAGAGCCCAACCGGCTGTGGTGAATTCGGCGACCTTGCCGGCCTGCCCCGACCAAGATCCGCTCGCGCCCGTTGGCACGAGATAGCAGTCGCCCACCACCGGGGAGCCCGGCGGCGCGGTCGTGGTCATCGACAGGATCGGGATCCACGGCAGGCGTGAAAGACGCTGCAGAGCGACCTTGATCGCCGGGTCGATCGTGATCGCAATGTTCGCGAGGTTGGAGAACGCCACCTCAAGGCGAACCGTGCCTTCGACCGTCTGGCCGGAAGACGGGACCGGCTTGTTGATTGGGGGGTCGTAATAGGCGATCGCGATCAGATCGCCGGCGGAATCGATCAGTCCGGCTTCGCGGATCGTGTACGGGCCATCGCCGGCCGCGAGATAGGCGTCGAAATAGGCGACGTTCGAAGAGCCGACCACCGTGCCGCTGCCGCTGATCGCCTTGCGGGCGACCTCGTGATAGAGCGCGGTCTCGCCGCCGCTCGGCACCGTGACGCCGTCGCCGATGGCGATATTGGTGATGACGACAGCGGTGCCGCCGGCCAAAGCGGCAGCCTCCTTCGCCCGACCGAGGTTGGTCAGGAGAGCAAAAGACGTCTGGGCCATCTGGTCCCCGGTTGTTCGCTAGGTCTTGGGGTGCGCCGTCGCAGAGGCGAAGGTCGCGGCCGTCGCGGCCGTGTAGACGGCGGCGCGCACGGTCGGCGGGGTGAACGCGAACGGGTGCGCGGTCACGAGAAGGCTGGATTGCGCGAGGGCGCCGACATAGACGGGGCCGCGGGCGCCGAGGACGGCGCGGGTCGTGAAGACCCGGGATTTCGGCTTGGCCGCCCGCACGGCTTCAATCGCCTGGCCTTGGGCAACCGGATCGAAGACAGGGCTGCCGTTCTGGTAGGTGATCTCGACGCGGAAGGTGCCCCGGCGGGAATCGTCCTCCCACCACTCGACAACCCGGGCATCAAGATCGAAAGCTGCCAGCGCGCGGCGCACCGCGCCGAGCGTGCCCTTCAGCCGGTGAACGATGGGCGAGGCGGCGATGACGGCGCGCTTCTGCGCCTCCGGCCATGTGTCGGACCAGACGTCGACGGACACGCCCTGTGCCAGCCATGGGAGCAGTTCATCGGGACACGTCGCTGGGTTCCAGATCGATGCGATGACCCGCGGGTCGATCAGGGACAGGCGGGCGATCTCTGCCGTCAGGATGGCGCGCTCTTCGAGCGACGCGTTCGGCGGCAGGATGGCGTCGGCGATGGGCGCTGCGGCGGCAATGGCCTCCTCAGTCGTCATCCCACGTCCCCACCGTCTGCACCGGCGTCACCGTGATCGTGCCAACCTGTGCGGCGCCCTTCGACCCTGGGAGGATGTCGGACGACGGCGAGGTGACGTCGATCGTGACGTTGTCGTCGACCGCGGCGCGCCCGCCGATCACTTCGCGCTGCACCGCAAGACCGATGCGACGTCGCGCAAGAGCGTAGGCCGTCAGACGCTTCGCAGCCTCGGCGGCGAGCGTGGTCGCATCGGCGCCGGGCGCGTAATAGAGGGTCACGGCGATGTTGTAGGTGGTGACCGTCGCGGCCTCGACACGGACGTTGTCGCCCAGCGGGCGGACGTCCTGCGCCGTCACCGCCGTGAAGGCGCGATCGAGGAGAGGCTGGTCGGCCGCGCCGTAGGCGAGCGTCGGGAGGACGACGAGCAGGATTTCCGGTGCGAGCACCGGATCGCCATTCCCGCGACCGCTGAACGGCGTCGACCGCATTCCGGCGGAATAGGCATCGGCATGCAGCGTCGCGCTGTAGGTGGCCCCATCCTCTTCGGAATAGGCCGCGGCGTCGGCGATGTCGCGAACGCCGTCGAGCTCAAGACCATGGAAGACATAGGCGCCTTCGGGGCCGGCCGTGCTGAACGCCTCGAAGGCCAGCTTGATCCGCTCGCGGAAGATGTCGTCCAGCTCGACCCATTTGCCGCGGACGCCATCCCACTGCGAATTCGGCGGCTGATCATCCGCCGCGTTGTCGTAGATCAGGCGCGAAATGCCGGCATAGGTCGTGGCGATATGGTCGAGATCACCACCCCGCGCCTTGGCGAGGGTGAGCGCCCGGATGGCCTCGTTCACCCTCTGGCGCCACAGCATCTCCTGGTAGCCGCCACCCTCGCTGTAGGCGACGACGAGGGGATCCGTCTCCAGCTTGGCAACGTCATAGGTGACGCCACGCTGCGCCAGCGCCTCGATCAGGAACTCGTCACGACCGGATTTGATGGCCTCGAAGTCGACTGTGACGACCTGCGGAACATCGCCAAGCGAGCCGAGATCCGGCGCGACGAAGCGGCTCATGCGGCGATCCTCGACAGCGGCACGAGAATGCTCGCGTTGTCATTCGCCGGCGTGAAGTCGCCGAGGTGGCCGCGCGGGTAATAGGTGCCGGTCAGTGCGAGCTCCAGCGTGCCCTCCGCTGACGCGGCGATCAGTCGGCACGACGTGACGGCGAAGCGCGGCTCCCACAGGGCAATGGCCGTGGCCGCGGCAGCGTAGACCGCCAGGATCACCTGGTCCGTCATCGGGCGGTCGATGAGGTCGAGGATTTCGGACCCGAACTCGCGACGCATGACCCGGCTTCCGATGGGTGTGGTCAAGATGACGTTGATCGACTGCACGACGTGGTCGAAGTCCGTCAGGACCGCCCCGGTCACGCGGCTGATGCCGGACGACGAGGCCACGTCAGTCGGCCTTGCCCGCGCGCCCGGCTTTCACCGGAACCTCGGCTTCGACGGGCTCGGGCAGCGCAAGCTGGTGTCCGCGCGGCGACAGGAACGGGCGCGCGATCTTCTCCGGCAGGTCCGGCTCGGAACCGGCTTCGCGCCAAACGCCGGCGTAGAAGCCGCTTTCCTTCACGATGACCTTCATGATGACGTCTCCTACGGAATGCGGAAGAAGGGCCGCCCCGTGGTGGGGTGGCCGCAATTGGCGACATGGCCCGCGCGGCATACAGCGATCCCGCTGACGCGGAACTTAGCGGTGCCCTCGACCATGTACGGCGCGGCGGAATGCGGAGGGTCTGGCGGATGGGGCGCGACAGCATCGCCGACGACCACCACGGGCTGCCCGCGAACCTTGAACTTGGCGGCCTGCATGCCGAGTTGAACCCCGCCGGCAACGTCGACGCTCACGCAGGCGACACCGGGCATCAGGTCAATCCCATTGGTAATCGTCTGCGACGGCCTTCAGCCCGTCGCCGGTGAGCTCGAAAATCGTCCCACCGCACTCGATGCGGATCTTCGGCACCTTCACGAGCAGGTCGCCGCTGCGGATCTCGGTCCGGAATTGGCCGAAGGTCGCCACGTGCTCGTCACCCTTCTCGCTCGGGCTCTTATTGTCGTCGCTCTGCGTGCGCGGGTGCAGCGTGCCTTGCTCGAAGTTTCCGTTGTCGGAATGCAGGTCCATCTGCTGGCCGATGCTCGGCGGCATGTGCATCTTGAGCGCGCCCATGGTCTGCGCGTAGCGCACCCATGGGCTGAGGAACGGCTTATCGTCGGTTCCGCCAAGGCGGATGCGCGCCTTGCCATTCTTCGGGTCGACCTCGACGACAGGGCCCGTCGTCTTCGCATTCGCCGCGCGCCAGTCAAGCTGTGTCGAGCGCGCCAGCGCCTCGATCAGATGGCGGGGGTTAATCACCGGAAGCCGGCTCCGCATCGACCTCAACGGCCGTGATGGATGGAGGGTCGGTCTGGAGATCGTCGTCGGCCGGCCCGATAGCCACGGCCCGGATCTCCGCATCCGACATGCCTTCGCGCGCCTGGATGGCACGCCATGTCGGCAGATCGGCCGGTCGCTCGATAACCGCCTTGATGACATCGGCGACCGGAATGGTCTCGGGCTGGGTTCGCAGTGCCGCGTCGATCTTCTGCCAGTTCGCGTTCAGCGGCATGCCCATCGTGGGCTCCTGGATGACGTCGCATCCGAGGTGGATCTCGCGGCAGGGATAGCGCTGGCCGCGCTCGTTCTCGACCAGCACGGGCTGGCTGGAGAAGGACGAATAGGACTGGACCAGCAGGCGATAGATCTCCGCCCACGCACTGGTCGGGTCGGACAGCGCGTCCGTGACCTGGCGCCAGAGGAGATCCATGCCGAAGCCGGCGCCAGCGTCGCTCACGTTGAGCCCCAGCCCCTCGACGACGACATTGCCGGCGGGGAGGTAGAGCTGCAGGACCATCTCCATGGTCGTGGGCCGGCCGAACTCGCCGTAGAGCCCGCGCCCGCCGGGCGTGAACTTGATCGCGCCGGTGTAGACCGCGATCACCGGCTTTTCGCCCAGGCTATCGATGGGTTCCTTCGGCGCGTCGAGCACGAACCCGGCCGACGTTTTCCCCTCAAGCGCATTCACCATGGCGATGCGCGTGGCGATGGCGACCAGGCTCATGCACCATCCCCTTCGGAAATCGAGACGCAGCGGAAGACGGTCCGGCCGATGCCGTCAGGTTCCGGCTCCTTCGAGACAGCCCAGACGGGTTGCTCCGGGCGATCGATCAGCCGGAAGCGGTCACCGCGGCGCAGCGCGAAAGGCAGGCGTGCGTCGGCGATGCTGATGTGGCAGAGGTCCGCCGAAACCTCTGCCATATCGGCATCATTCCGTCCGGCATTGCGCAGGCGCGCGACCGCCGGCTGCAGGTCGACCACGGCGGCTTCGATGGTGGTCGCGGGGCGGTCGGGGTCCGCCGACGCGAGCACGAATTTGCTGTCGGCGCGCGGCTCCACACGCACGCGTTCGCCATAGAGGTCATCGACGGCCTGGGTGACCATCGCCTCGTATTCCGCGAATTTCTGCATGGGAGCCGCGTGTCGCCGGGCAGCGGTCAGGTCATGCGACCGGACATGAGCACGCGCGGGCGCGTGACGTAGTGCAGGACGTTGGTCTGGAACTCCATCTGGATGCCTTTGCCGTTCGGCATCTCCCACTGGTTCGCATAGAGCGCCTGGCCGGGACGGTTGACCGTGGAGTTGTAGTCGGCAGGGGCATAGACCGAGCGGAACAGCCCGGGGACACCGAGCGGGACGAACCGCGCCTTGTCGCTGTCGACACCGACATTGAAGCCACCGCGATAGTTCGCCCAGCGGATGCCGAAGAGATTGAACTCGCCCCAGATACCTTCCTGCGGGTTGCCGTCGTTCAGGAAGTTGGTGCGCAGAATCGCCGCGGCCTCGTAGCCCTTGTAGGTGTCGCGGACTTCCTTGTGCTGGATCAGCTTGTCGAAGAAGGTATCGCCGCAGAGGGCAAAGATGCCGCTGAAGGGGAGGCCGCCAAGGGTGGCACCCATGGCCCGGCTGAGATCAGCGGCCTTCTGGCGGAGAACGCCATCAGCCGGGCTCGCATTGTCCAGATCCCAGTCCACCTCGGTGGGCTGAGACTCGCCCATCTCGGTGAAGTAGTTGTAGAGGACCGAGCCGTCCTTATCGAGCAGCTTGCCCTGCGTGACGACGGCGAGGCGGTGATACTCCTCCGTCAGCGCGAACGACTGCCGGTGGTCCGCCGCGCGGTCGGCGATGGCGCCCATAAGCGTCTCGACGGCGGCCTCCTCGCCGAACTGGCGCGCGTTCTGCACCTCGTCGGCAAGGATGGCGTCGTCCCGCTGAAAGTGCGGCACCGTCAGGGTGCGCAGCGTGCGGCGGCTGCGGCCGACGGTATCGCCGGGCCCGCCGCGCGCGCTGGCCGGAACGATCGAGATCTGGCCGTCCTTGTCCTTCTCGATCGCCACGCTGGTGGTGGAGATCGAGCGCGTGGTGAACAGGCCGAGCCGGCTGACATAGCCGGGCACGTACCGGACCTCGCGCATCGCATCGGTCAGGGTGGTGACCGAAAATGCGTCCTGCTGGAAAATGTCGAGCATTTTCAGATCGCCCCTCAGTTGCGCACGATGATGCCGGCGGCAGCGAGCTGCGTCGCCTTGGCGGCTTTCTTCGTGTCGTCGTTGACCGTGGCCTCGTAGTTGAGGCACTTGCCGTTGATCTCGGCGTCACGGGCAATGACCGTGACCTTGACATCGACGCTGGTGGCATCGACGCCGTAGATGCTGACGACGGTGCCGACCTGGCTGCCGTCCGAACCCGTGGCGGGCGAGGGCACATACTTGCTGCTCGCCGTCACCTTGCCGAGCACGGTATTCGGCGGAACCTTTCCCGCGCCGGCGGCGATGGTGATGACGTCGCGCGAGCGGTGCCAGTTGGCCTCGCTCATGATGAACTCGCCCGGACGGGGGCCTTCGGTAAGAGTGGGCATGGGGATGTTCCGTCAGTTGCGGGCGGGGTTCAGGAGGCCGTCGCGCCGCGCGATTCGTTCGCGCGGGCGAATGCGTTCTTCCACTTGGCGGAGATGTCGGCCTTGTTGGTCTTGTTCTCCGGCCCGGCCAGTCCGTCGCCTTCAGCCTTGCGCTGGCCGTAGTTCTCGGCCGCCGTCTTCGTGCCGCCGGGCGTGGACGTGTCGGCCTGGGCTTTCGGGGCGGCGGCGAGCATGCTCTTGGCATCGGCCGCCGACATGGTCGTGTTGAGGGCGATGTGCTTGGCGAGATCGTCGCGGCCCTTCGCCTCGTCGCAGCTCAGGATTTCGCCGATCCGCTTCGTCGCGTCGGCGGCGGCATCGTTGCGGATCTTGTCGGCGTCGACGTTCGTGGTGTCGTCCGCCTTGTTCTTCTCAGCCATGGGAGGTTCCTTCGGACTGGTTGCGACGGCGGACGATGCCGCCTGCATGGCCTCGCGGAGGTTCCACGAGTTTTTCTTCGTCAGCGCCACTGCAGCGCGCGGCGCATGCGCGTAGATCGAATAGTCGAACGACGCGACGGCCTTGGCTTTCTTGGTGTCGGCGGAGGTAGCGAACCCTTCCTCGACTGCCTCATCGGCAGTGAACCAGGTCTCCTCCTGCATGATCTCGCGGCACTCGTCTTCGGTCTTGCCCGAGCGGTCGGCGTAGATCACGGCAATGGACACCGCTTCCTTGTCGAGAATTTCGGCGCTCTTCTTGTGCTCTTCGGCGTTGCCGTAGGTGAAGAAGAGCGGGTCGTGGACCATCATCGTCGCGCCTCGGCGCATGATGATCTCCTCGCCGGCCATCGCGATCACGGATGCCGCGGACGCGGCGGTACCCTCGACCGAGACCGTGACCTTGCCCTTATGCATGGACAGGGCGTTGTAGATGGCCTTGCCGTGCGAGACGTAACCCCCGCCCGAATTGAGGCGAACCATCACGTCCGTGGTGGGGCCGATCTCGGCCAGCGCTTCGATGACCTCCTTGTCGGTGAAGCCTTCATCCCAGAAGGAATCGCCGACGAACCCGGTGAGGACGATCTCACCGTTCACCAGAACCGACATGATGAACCTTTCAGACCTTGAAGGGGTCGAAGCCGCCGGGGCGCGCCGGTGCGCCTGCGCGGATGGCGAACCGGGTGGGGCCGCAGCCCCGCTTCTCGGCGCACTCGCTTTCCAGTCGATCGATCAGGAGCTTGAACTCGGCGACGTCGGACTTGGCGAACCATGTCTCGCGGTCACGGAAGGAGACCTTTTCAACCTGGCCGCCGGCCATCAGGCGCATGTAGGCCGGACGCAACGCGACAAGGGCCGCGCAGGGGTCGTACTGCTCGACCCCGAAGATCAGCTCGTAATCGATCGCCATGATCAGGCGTCAACCGGCTGGACGGAGAGGTCGCCATCGCCCTGCAGATGATCGGCGAGGACAATCTCGGCGAGATCGGCCGTGTCGAAGACATAGGCCTTGTCGGGATCAGCATTCCAGCCGGGGAAGTCCCCGTGCATGCTGAAGAAGGAGACCTCGCCGTGCTGGTCAATCCGGCGGATACGATGGGGGCGACCCCGCTCCTTCGCTGCCGCGGCGGCCTTGGCCTTCTCATCGGCGCGGCGCGCGACCTCCTCGTCCGCCTTCTTCTGGGCCTCGGCCTTCGCGTTTTCTTCAGCCAGGGCCTTCTCCTTCTCGGCAGCCTCGGCCTGCTCCCGGGCTTCCGCCTTGGCCTTCTCTTCGGCTTCGGCCTTCGCTGCCGCGGCGGCCTTGGCCTGCGCGTCGTCCGGCTTGGGTTCCTTGCTCGCCATCGAGGGCTCCTAATCTGGGACGAATGAGGGGTTGTCGGTCTTGTCCTCGTCCGAGCCCTGCTCTGCGCGGCTGAACTCGGCGCCGGGGTTCTGGGGGGTGTGCGGATCGGGAAGGCCGAGCTTGATCGCCGCGTCCTTCTCGCGCTTGCGCTGGCGCAACTCGTCGTCCGGATCGATGCCCAGCGCTTCCGAGATGCGGGCAAGCGACATGACGCCCATGTTCTTGTAGGTTTCGTAGGCGCGCGCGGCCTTCAATTCGTCGGCCTGCGGCTGTGCCGGGCCGTTCCATTGGCTGCCGCAGGCCGCCGCCTTGTTCTCGAGGAAGGCGTCGAGACCGCCCGGGAATGGAAGGCTTCCGGACCCGATTTCGTCTTCGAGCCACGCCTCGTAGACTGATTGGCAGAAGGGCTTCACGATGAAGGCGCGGCGGCGGAGCACCACGTTCCAGTTCACCGCCGTATCCATGCGGACCGAGGAATAGGTGGCCTTCCGCGAGTCCAGCGTGCCGGCCGTGTAGGTGACGCCGGCAACGAGGCAAAGCTCGCGCAGCAGCCATCCCATGAACTCGTCATAGGCGGCGCTGGCAGAGGTCGATTCGTGGAACTGGAGTTCCTCGTTCGGGAACAGGTGACCGATCCGGCCGCTCTTGTTCAGGTCGATCTTCTCGCTCTCGTACCACTGGCTGCGCGCATCCGCGTAGCCGGCAAGGTTGAGTTCGATGCCATCGTCTCCGGTCATCAACCCCTGGAAGGCGCGGATGCCAGTGAGGTCGGACTTGATCGTGGCCGCGAAGATCGTCTGGATCAGCGCCTTCGTCAGCGTGGCGTCCGAGAACTGGTCGATCTGGCGCACGACCTTCAGCACCGGCGCCAGCGGGGAGATCCCCCGGTACGTCTGAAGCCCGGGTTCGAAGACATGGATCACCCGCTGGCGCCCATCCCGGTCGAACGCGGAATACTCGCGGTCGACACGCATGCCCCAGCGGTCGAGTACCTGAATCGTGTAGCTGAACGGGCACCCGAGAGCATCGACGGTGACGCCGTCGAACTGACGCTGGCCGTCGCTCTTGCGGGATAGACGCGAGGCTGGGAGCAGCGTGACCTTGGAGTAGGAGCCGCCACGCCGGCGCTGGAAGATCGGCAGCAAGGCGAGGATCTCGCCATACCAGAACCAGCCCTTGTACGCCGCATCCTGCATCTGGCCGAACGTCATCCGCCCGCCGGCATCGCATTCCCGCGCCGTCGTCGACCACGAATAGAACCGGCGCTCCACCATCCGCGCCCAGGCGGCGCCCTGATCCTCGGTCCAGTCGAGCGCATCGACGTCGGGCTGACACGACAGCGACAGGCCGGTGCCAACGACAGCCGATGCGGACTGGTCGACAATCCCAGAGATGAAGCCGGAGTTCTGATAGGCATCGATCGTGCGCGCTGCGGCCTGCTGCCATGCGCCGCGGATGTCCTGCGCGGTCTCGCGCAGCGCCGGCATCCAGGAGCGGAAGAACGGCGAGGCGTTGTTGCGGAAATAGGCCATCGCCTGGCTCCGCGGGGATGCGGCCGGCGGCGCACCCTTCTTCGCGAGAGGCCAGAACTTCACCACTTCTTCCTTCCGAGGGCGGCGCGCAAGGCGGCGTTGGGGTCAGGCTTCGGCGCGTCGGGGACGGCCAATTCGGTCTCTCGCCGATCGAAGTCGAAACGGCAGATGTTGCGGACGGCGATGGCGTAGCAGGAGCCGTCCAGCGCCTCGGCCTGCCGGTTTCCGATGCGGACGAACTTCGTCACGGCGCGGCCGTTGCGAATGTCGACCTTCCGCCGCTCGGACGTGAACTGGATGAAGAACTCGTTCGAGAGCACGTCCGCGAATTGCAGCGCGCCCTGCTCGCCGGGGTCGATCTGCGTCGACGTGATCAGGTCCATCTTGATCCCGTCGACGCCGACGATGTGCAGCCGGGCGCCAGCGCGGCGGGCGCGCTTCGACGTGGTGGCCTTGATGAAGGGGCGGGGCCCCTCATCACCCTTGATCGGAATGATGCGGCGCGGCGTGCGCGGGCCGCAGAAGTCGTAGACGGCCTGAGTGCGGTTGCCGTCGCCGGAATCGATGGCCGTTGCCTCGACGCCGATGTCGCCGCCCAGCGGGTGACGCCACCGCGTCAGCAACATCGCGTCGAGATCATTCCAGAGGAGGGATTCGCCGCCGGTGTCGCCACGCAGGATTTCGTGCCCGAGGAACCAACGCTGATCCCGCGACCAGCCGACGAGGACCACCTCGAGACGGTCCGGCTGCACGTCGACACCGACGGTGATGTAGAGGACCTGCACGGGGATGCGGACATCCCAGCGCTGCCTCTCTTCATCCCACCGCAAGCCGAACGCCGCGGCGCGCGCCATAAGGTGGTGCTCGTTGACCTGGTCGATTGTCGTCGACCACGGCAGGCCTTCGACGGTGTTCCGGAAGGGCTGGAGACCGGACGGCCCGGACTTCTTCGCCTCCTCGAACTTCTCCGCCAGAGCGCCCCACGTCGCCGTCGGCTGGAGCGAGATGAGCGCGTTCATCTTGAAGCCGGCGTGATCTTCGACGTCCGGCTTGGTCCGGTGCCAGTCCCCGGCCTCGATCATCTCGACCTTGAAGCGATGATCGATCGCGTTGGCGCAATGCGGGCAGACAACAACGGCCTCGCGCGGCTTTCCCTTCGGCCACTCGACATGCTTCCAAAGCATCTCGAAGAAGACGCCGCAGAACTTGCACGGCACCTCGAAGATACGCTGATCACTTTGCTCGTAGCGCTTCCAAACGAAGCTCTCCCCCTCGCCGACGGGCGTGGAACCGACCACGATCTTCCGGTCGGGGAAGGAATTCGTCCGGTTCTCGGCGAGTTCGACCGGGTCACCTTCCTTGGTGACAACCATCGCATCCACCTCGTCGAGGTAGAGCTTGCGGGCGCGATGCGAGCGCATGTTGCGCGCAGAATTGGTGCCAAGAACCTTGAGCGTGCCGCCGCCTGTGAAGGCGCGCACCACCAGCGTGTTCCGGCCATCGTATCGTCCGACCCGCATCTCGGCCTGCAGGGCAGGGGAGTTGCGAAAGCCCGGGTCGATGTCGTCGACCATGATCTTCCGCGCGTCTTCGTCCGTGGGCACGTAGACGATGACGGACGTCGGGTCGTTCGCAGCATCGGCGCCAATGCAGGCGGCCAGCAAGGTCGTGTACCCGACCTGCACCGGCTTCACGACTGTCACGCGGGTGTGGGCACGGTCGCCCATGACGTCGGCGATCTGCTTCTGGAACTTCCAGAGCTTGAAGCGACGGATTGCCCCGGCGCTCTCGATGTAGAAGCTCTGGGCGACCCAGTCCGAATAGGCCAGGACCGGTGGCGGCCTGAAGCTCCGCGCGGCGCCGCTCAGCGCCAGATCAAGTGCTTCAGACGACATCGGGATTCAGGTCTTGCTTGCTGGCGCCAGGCACCGCCTTGCCCCCGCCGATCTCGTCGGCGATTTCCTCCAGCGCCTCCCGGCACACGGTGGAAATCTTCTCGCCGTCATGCGCCGTCAGGTGCGGGAGCTCGAAGCGGATGCGCGAGGTCAATCCGAGCACCGTGCTCTTCGTCTTCCCAGCGATGCGCGCCCAGCCGTCTTTCACCTCCTCGAAGGTCAGAACCGTGCGCAGGTCCCGATCAAGGGCGAGCTGCTCGCGCTTCTTCTGGATCGCCGTCAGTTCCGCGCGCTCGTCGGTGAGCGATTTCCCCGTCTGCGTGCTGGCGCGGCCGGTCGCCTGATCGCGCAGGTGGCGATGGTAGCGGTGCAGGCTATCCATCAGCCGGTACTGACCGCGATGCGTGCGCGCGAGGATGCCGCGGGCGGCAAGATCGAGCATCGTGCGCCGGTTCACGCCGAGGATCACCGCCATCTGCGCGCCGGTCACGATCTCGGGCAGCGACGCGAGGAACTCTTCGCTCTCGACGCGCTTCTCGCCCTTCGGCGTTCCCTTCGGCATGGGGCTACGGAGCGATGACCTTCACGACATGGCGCAGCGCCCGCGCGGCGAGGTCGCTCTCGACCAGGCGCTCGATCGCCGGCAGCGTCGGCATGTCCGGCCGCAGCAGTTCATTCGGCAGCAGCGGACCCCAGACCCGGCGGATCGGGAACCGTCCCTTGCCGGTGCGGCGATAGATGCGCCCGCCGAAGCGCGGGACGATGAACGTCCCGGCATAGGTCTTCGTGTCCCAGTCGCCGGCCGTGGCGCCGGCCGCGGAGCGGGACCAGGAGCGCGACGTCAGTTCGCCGAGCGGGACGCTCTCATCGCGGACGCGCAGACGACCGACGAGGCTCGAGCTCGAATGCCGCACGCTGGTGGCGCCGGATACGCGCGAGGTGGGCAGCTTCGTCTGGGCAGCCATCAGCGTCACCGCCTGGCGATCCTGCAGACGCAGATGCTCGCCCATGGCGCGCGACAGCCCGCGCTTGATCTCGGGTGTCTTCTGCAGATTGAGCGCGAGCTCGGCCAGGGCCTTGCGGCCCGACCGCTCGACCTTGAATTCGATCATGGTGCCTCGCGCGTGGATGGGTAACCGGCACACCTCGCCGCGACGGGTCTGGCTCCGCGTCGAGGGTCATGGGCGTGCCGGAAAGGTGGTCAGGCGATCGAAGCGTGTCGTCGCTTTCGGCCTGAAAAGTGAAGTGTGCCGCTGTTCCCGAGCCTATGTCCAAGGCTCAGAGGGGCTTCGGGCCTGCAAGCCGGCGGGCGCCATTAGGACGTTGGCGTCATTGCCGGGGTCGGCCGCTCGCGGTGCTCCCCGCCGGAATTGTCGGGCTTGTAGCCGTCATCAGACGCGCCGTCGCCCGCCGGCTTCGTGGTTTCGCAACGCCCCCTCGCTCAAGCCGGAAGAGCAGCGCGCTAGGCGGGATCGCCCCCGCCAGTGATATGGCGGGCCGAAGCCCGCCGCTGGAAACTCAGCTGGCGCTCGGCGCCTTAGCGTATTCCTGGACCTCGTGGACATGGAGATCCATGCCGCCGTGAACGTAGAAGGTCCGCTCGGTGTTCGGCTCCACGCGTTCCGGCCCGGCGAGCGCCTCGCCCGTCTTCGGATCCTTGCGCGTGACATCCACCGGCCAGCCATGGTTGGCCTTCACGACAACGCTGGTCGTCATGTCATCTCCTCTGCGATGTTCTGAAGGCGAGGCTGCCGCGCCGATCTGGCATCGCCGGACCGGCGGCGACACGTGACACCACACGTCCTATTCGTGACAGAGCTTATCGAAAGTGTGACGCAAGAGGTTGCTCACCCTAATAACCAAAGCTGAGTCTTGTGCTTGGACAGGATCTTAAGTGGTGCTTGGGGAGCGCCGCTTGGCGGCGCGCTCCCTTAAGTCCGAAGCGCTGGGACTTAAGTCGTGCACTGAGTGCAGCTCTCACCGTTGCCGCACGAAGAGAAGCCCAGAAAAGTGACATCCGTCAAGCGCCGTCTGGTGCCGAAGAGGTAACTCCCAAGCCCAGATCCAATGGTTGAAATGCAACGCCAAGCGATTCCGCTCAACGGGTTTCGCGACGTCGTCGGACCCGAAATACACCCTCGCTATAAAATTGTGGAACGCACCTTGACAGCTTCCCCGCGGAGAAGCCGTTCGACCACTTTTTCGCGCTTCCGGGCAAGCTCCCGGCGAATCGTTCGGAGGCTCGGCTGCCGCCGCTCTGAGGGTTGGCGAGGCCGGGGCGCCGCCAGGTCTACGGCGCGCACCGTCGAGGGCGTCAACTCCACCTCGCCGCAATCCTCGAGCCAATGCAGAGCGTCATACAGGCGGCGCCCCCCGAAGCCGCACTTCCCGATATGCCCTCGCGCCCGAAGGCTCTCGCGCATGTGCTCGCGCTCCATGAACGGGCTCTCGCGCAGCATCTTGCGGATCTGAGGGATCAGCGTGCGGGTGCCACGCTGGTAGCGTCCGGGCGCATCCGCGCCGGCTATGTCAAGCATCGAAGTCCCTCGCCAGATAGGAGCGTCGATCAGCACCAGAAGTGTTTGATCCTGCAATCAAATCACGCTGCAAGCCTACTTTTCATCAGCACCCGCTGCAACAAGTTTTCTCATGCAAGTCACAGTTCCATCGGCAATGCTTATCGGTGGTGTGGGGCGCTTAGGAGCCAAATTCGCCGAGATGTCGGGGGCGACGAGGTCTCCCGCGGCCCGCCCGTGCCCCTACGGTCCCTAGACTTCCCCGCTGGCGCCCGTTCGCCCCCTCGACCTAGGCAAGGCACCCCTCGCACCACGTTTGCCCGTCCTGCGCTCCCTCTGCTCCCCCGTGCGCGCTCCGCACCATGCCGCCGCACATGGCCCGCGCCCTCATGCTGTGCCCGTGCCATCGAGGTCGCCCCGTGGCTCAACCTTGCGCCATCGATCCTTGGGCATGGGCAAGGCTGCCTCCCGCGATCTTGCGAGCTGCACGCCCCCGCGCATGACGTCCCGGCCTTGGCCGGCCGATACCTGGCACCCATGCCCCATGCGGGCACACGCGCCCCACCAGCCCATAAGCACGGCGCACGCACAGAGGCGCCCCGCACGCGCACGCACGGGCCTTGCGCCCTGCTGTGCAACACCACGTGCAGCACAGCACAGCGTGCGCCCTATGCCACGGCCAATCGCATTTCGCGCGCACTCACAGCCGGATAGCCGGCCTTAGCTGCAGGTAGGCCGAGCACGAAAAAAGTTGTCGACTTGCTCATTTCGAGTTGCAAAACAACACAAGCCGCAGTACATTTAATTCAACGAAGCAACGGCGAACGCCACCGCTTCACAGGCAACTGTGCCGAAGGAAAAGACGATGAACACCCACAACGAAATCGCCCTCAAGTGGCAAGCCCGTGTTGCCGAAGACCTCGCGCGGGCGGCCGATTGCCGCGCCCGTGGGTTTGAGGAAGCCGCTGTGCTCTGGGAAGAGAACGCCCGCCGGAACCAGCGCCGCGCGGACCGCGCGGCCTCCTGAACCGCCATCCGTCAATCGTGACGAAGGAAAAGACCGATGCTCAAAGACTACGCCCGCACCCTCTACAACGCTTCGCGCTTCTGCCTCCGCAATCGCAAGCACATGACCGCGATTGACGCGGTGGAGATTGTGGCCTTGTCCATGCTGGCCCTGACGCGTGCCGGAAGCCCCACGGCGAAAATGATGATTGGGCAGGTTCGGGCCAAGGCCCACCGCGTCCAAGCAGCGAAGGGCGTGCGTCACGTCCAGGCCTCGCTGCGCACTGCGAACGTGTGAGGGCGCTATGCGGTATATCGCAGAAACCCCGCGCACCGAATTGCGCGTCGCTATCCGGGCGGGCTGGAGCATGGACCGCGCCGAACATTTTTATCGTTTCGGCATGTTCTCGCCCGCCGCTATGGACCGCTTCGCGCGCCTTTGGGCGTGGTCCACGGCGACCGAGCACCCGATGACACGGCACGCCTCGCTCAAGCGCTGGGGCGAGCGCCGTGAACGTATCCGCCGCGCGGTGCGCGCGATCATTGCGAATGCTTGAGGGGCCAACATGGACACGGCATTTTATGCAGGCGCGTTCCCCGCGTACACCTCGGCCGAACTGCGCCGGTTCATCGCTGAGGGTGCCGCACGGTCGGACGCCATGCGCGCCGAAATCGAACGCCGCGAAGCGGTGGAAGCGGGCGACCTATCCCGGGCCACACCGGGCGAGAATCTCGATGCAGCGCGGAGGCACGCGGAAAGTGGGCGCGAGTCGTATGAGGCCAGCCTGCGCCAGCGCCCCAACTATCCGGGAGGGCGCCCGCGCAGAACGTGGGGCCAACTCGACGATGTCGCGCGGTGGAGTTGGACGCGCGACCAGTCGGCACATCGCACGACGTGAGCTCTGCAAGCGCGCACCCGTGCGGTGCGCGTCATGGAGCGCTCGCCGGCCCGTGCTGAACGGGCCAAGGGGCACGCCCCGCGCCGGCCGGATGCCGGTTCCGAAGTGGGAGGGAAGGGCCATGCTCTGGTCGCTCTCCCTGCTCTGGAAAAGAAAAACGGCGACGGTCCGCATAACCATCGCCGTTTGGTTCTTCTAGCAGCAGGCGCCGGGGGGCATTCGCTCCCCGGTTGCCCGGAAGATAAGCCCAGCTGCTCCCCGCCGCAACCCCGTCAATCGTGACACCTGAAAGGACCAGATCATGACTAAGCTTGAACGCAAATGCCGAGCCGCCGTAGCCGACAGCCGCCAGCGCATCTTGCGCACGGCGCGGCGCCAGCGCATCGCGGCGAAGCATGTGGCCCTGTCCGATGCGTTCATCTACGCGTGACGTCGCCATGCGCTCCGCTCTGATCCTCGGGGGCGCCCTCGCGCTGGCCGTCTCCGCTCTGAACGCGTCCGGCCCGCCCGTCATGCCCCTGCACGAACGCATGGCCGTTCTCGCCTCCTCGGGCTGCACCGCCGACATCGTGTGCGACCTGCGCGCGGCGGACCTCGGGTTAGACCCAGTCCTGTTGGGGATGCCCGATGATGCGCTCTACGCGGCGTGTCTCAAGGGCGCCGAGCCCGCGTGCCTCTACCTCGAAGCGCAGCACCGCGCGCAATGCGCGGACGACATGGACCACGACGATTGCGCCGTGTTCCGGGACGAGCCGTCGCACTGACCACCTGGCAATTGTGCCGAATCGAAAGACATCGCCATGACCACCGAAGCGCACCCCGTGCACGAAGTTGCGCGGTTCCACGATGACGCCTTGAGCGTGTCGGCCGGCGGGTTCTCGTTGGACCTCACCGTGAAGCAGATCGAAGGCACATGGGACGCCCTGTCCCATTTTCCGGATCGCCGCGCCCGCATGGAGCTAGGCGCCCTCGCCGAACGGCTCAACGCCTTCGCGGCGCATGTCGTCGCCACTATCGAGCGCGGCGGGAATCTCGACGCCTCGGCAGAAGTCGAGCGCTTCGCCGTCCGGCACGTCTCCATGACGCGCCGCGCATGGGCGATGGATTCGCGCTGCATGTCGTGGTTCGTCGTCGGCCCGGCGCGGTTCCCCGTGGACCGCAACCGCAAGCGCATGGATTGGGCGGAGAACGCCTTCCGCGCCCTTGGCGAGCACGTCAAAGCCGCACGCGCATCGGTCGAGCGCACCGCGTTCCCGCACGGTGCACCGGGCGAACCGATCCGCGCCAGCAACCCCGATGCGCCGGCGCTTATCCGCGCCGAGATCGAGAAGCACCGCGCCTCACATGCGCTGATGAAAGCCGCCAACGCGGCGATTCGGTCAGCGAGGGGTAAGGACGTCGACACCAAGGTGCAAGCCGTGGTCGACGCCACCGGTTGGCGCGAGGCGACGGCCCGGCGCTGCGTTGTCCCGCCTCAAAAATGGATGGGCGCTGGTTTCGCCGCCTATCAGCTTTCGGGCGAGCTTGCCGAGATCAAGCGGCTGGAGGACCGTCTAGCCACCATCGAGCGGAACCGCGAACGCGGCACGGTGGAGCGCGAGCACAACACGGCTGCCGGGCGCCTGCGTGTTGTCGAGAACGGCGAGGCCGCGCGCATTCAGCTGTTCTTCGACGGGAAGCCCGCCGCTGAGGTTCGCGACACCTTGAAGCGCGAGGGCTTCCGCTGGGCGCCGTCCGAGGGCGCGTGGCAGCGGCACCTCAACAACGGCGGACGATACGCCGTCTCGCGTGTCGTGTCGGCGCTCCAGCCGGCAGGGGCGTGACCATGGCGAAGCTCACGAAATCCCAAGCCAAGCACCACGCCGCAGCTGTGGACCTTCTGCGCAAGGACCGCTTGACGGATGACCAGCGCGAATTCGTGCTGCGCAATTGGCGCGAGGACGCGAACCACGTCAACGGCACCGCCGGGGCGTTCTTCACGCCGCTGGACTTGGCCCTAGACTTCACCATCGAGGTTAACGGGCGTCGCATCATCGATCTGTGCGCCGGCATTGGCTGCCTTGCGTTGGCGTGCCACTGGCGCAACGGATGGAACGAGCCGCCGCGCGAAATCGTGTGCATCGAGAAGAACCCCGACTATGTCGCGGTCGGGCGCAAGCTCCTCCCGGAGGCGCAATGGATTTGCGCCGACATATTCGAACTGCCGTTCCTCGCCGCCGATCTCGGGCGCTTCGATATCGCTATCAGCAACCCGCCCTTCGGGGCGGTGCGGCGGGCTGGCCGCAACGGGCCGCGATATCGCGGCAATGCCTTCGAATATCACGTCATCGACCTCGCGGCGGACGTTGCGGACGCCGGGACCTTCATCATCCCGCAGAGCTCGGCGCCATTCCGTTACAGCGGACGGCCCTGCTTCGAGCGACGCGAGGAACCCGGCTACCTCGATTTCAAGAAGGCCACGGGCATCACGCTTCAGCATAACTGCGGCATGGACTGCAACGTTCACAAGGACGGGTGGCGCGGCGTCTCGCCGACGGTCGAAATCGTGCTCGCGGACTTCACCAACGGCAGGAAGGACTAACGTCATGAAAATCCACATTCTCACGGCCGAACACTTCAGCGTGCCGGGCAACATCACCAAGGCATTCGCGGACCTGGCCGGCGCCGAAGCCGAGGCCATGGACCTGACGAACCTCATGCTTTCCGACAACGGGCAGGCCAAGAGCGCCAACGCTTCCAACTGGCGCGCCAAGGTTGAGGCGTTGCAGGACGAGCACGGCGCCGCGCATTGCTATGTCGAGATTGCCGAGCACGTCGTTGTTGGCGCCGTGCCCGATCCGGTTGCCCATGCCCTCCGCCGTGCCGAATCCTTCATCGCCGGCTTCGAGGACGACGAGTCGCAGGACGGCATTCTCGACCTGCTGGCGTCGATCCGCGCGGCCATTGCCGGCGCGCCGGCGGACCCGGTCCGCGATGCCGCCCCCCAAATGCTGGCGGCTCTGAAAGAAATAATCACGCTTCTGGAGCGAGAGAGCAGGAACCCGCGCTGGATACAAACCCACCCTGCCTACCTCCGCGCGATTTCCTCGATCAACAGGGCGGAGGGCCGCGCCAATGGATGATTTCCCCAGTCGGGATGGCGCTGAAGACGCTGTCCACAAGAGGCTTCGGCGGGCAGTCGAGAAGCGCGAGAAGGCTTATCTCTGGACGCCATCCGACGCGATCACCTTCATCCCCCGCGTCTCGCCAACCATTTACGGCGATGGCCGCGCACTCTTCACCATCGCCACGATCAACCAGCGGCCGGCCTATTGGGTGATCCGCGCGTGCAGCACTTGGGGCAGCGGAAACGACCGCGAGGATGCGACGGGTCCTGATTTCGGCGAGGTGACCGATCAGATCATGACCGACCTCGAAGACCAGTTCGGACGTGGTCGATGCGGCTATTCCGGTAACAGCCTGTTCTGGCCCCGCAAGGAACGCCTCCGCAATTGCCAGTGTGAGGAGTGCGACGAGAAGAGGTTCAAAGCACGCTGGCCCATGGTCGACGATGACGGCGGCTGCTCATGGTCAAGGTGCGATTGGCCTCCGGGTTTTCCCACCGCACCTAACCCGCTTTCTTGGCGAGGCAACCTTCTTGCCGAGGAGGGGCGCGCCAATGGCTGAGCGCAAGGACGGCGGGCCGGCGTTCCCGGTCCAGAACGCCAACTACACTCACGCGTATGGCGGCGCGCCTGGCATGTCCTTACGTGACTGGTTTGCTGGCCAAGTTTTATCGTCTGTGGCCAGCTACATGATTGAGAATGCTTACAAAGATGAAACGAGCAGGGAGGAGGGCATCATCAATGCCGTGCATCTTTCCTACGACATCGCTGACGCGATGGTAGCTGAACGCTCCGGCCCGACAATCACCGACGCCGACCTCTTCAACTGCTGGTCCGGCGGCGTCAGCCCGACACCCGAAGAAATCGCGCGCTTCGATTGGCTGGAGGTCGGCGGCGTGCGCGACGTCTCCGAGCCCGGTGACAACGGCACTCACATGGAAGCGTGCGACGACGCCGACGCGGAATTCTGGTCCGTCTATGGGCACTACCGCCCGACGGCGACGCATGTCGGCTGCGAGTGCATCACGGACGGCCCGCCGGGCGACAAAGAGCGTGCATGGGCCATTGCCGAGCATCTCGGCCGGCTCTGGAATCTTCCGGTGCGAGAGCGATGATGGACAGGCAGGAACTGGTGTGGGCACTTTCCCGCATTTCGGCGCCGGTGCGCCCATGTCACTGGATCGCGACGCCGAACGGTGACAACGGCTATGAATGGTGCCCTGACTGCGGGTACTTCAAGGTTCGCAACCTTCGCCGACATGACCGTAAGCGCCGCAACGATTACATCCTGGACGGTGGATGGCGGACCTCCCATGACAGCATGCCGGGCTGCCATGGGTGCGGGGCTCTCCTAGATGGGTCACTGACATCTTACGGTGCCAGCTCCGAACTCGACTATTACGAGGAAGCTGGGCTTTCAACAGACCCGAAGGTTGACGCCCTCTACCTGTCCGAAATCCTCGACAACTTGCCGGAAGACGACGGACGGCTTGAACTTGCCATGAGCCTTGCCCGTGCACTGCTGGAGAAAGAGCGATGAGCCGCGTCCGCCGACCCCGCACCGCCTTCCGCTGGCCGAACGGCGAACTCGACGAATACCGGCCGCCGCGTCGACGGCGCACGGCGAAGACCTGACACCAGCCAATTGTGGCAAAGCAAAAGGAGAACACCATGGACGACTTCACCGTCTTCGCCGCCCGCTACAACAAGGGCAAGCTGGTCGTGCGCTGCCCGTCGCCGGACGGATACAAGACCCTCGCGGCGCGCATCATCGGCGACGACCTGAAATGCCGCTTCTCCTACCGGGAAGGTGGCTACATCGCGTCGGCGACCAAGGTTGAGAAGTTCCGCCGCATTATCGCTGGCCCCACAGCCGCGCCCGCCGGCGCGCCGCTGTGACGGGCAAGGCGCGACCTCTGGTCGCCTACCCCTATCCCGTCGGCGCCAAAGTCGAAGGCGTCGACGCGGCGGGCGCGCGCTTCGCCGGCACGGTGACCGGCATCATCGGGCCCTATTCCGTGTGGGTCGACGGCGTCGGCACGCCGGTGAGCCTGATATCGACGCCGCCGACGACGGATGATGCGTTCGACTACGACGAATAGCTCCCCAACCAGCGCCCTTCGTGGAGGGCGTCAGGGTGGGAAGCCACCGACCGCTCCGCGCTGCACGGCATCGCTTCGCCCTGCGCCGCCACGCGCCTTGACGCACCGCAGCTCAACGCACCAGCGCCGGCCCTCCGGGGCCGGCATCCCCGAGCCCATGCCGTGGGTTTCGGGATGCCGGAAGGCATCACAAGGCACCGCTTCGCGGCGCCTCGCAACGCAGCTCCACGCTTCTCCACGCAACGATCTTCCCTAACTAGGACGGCTCCTCCGGGAGCCGTCTCAAGGTGGGGAAACCTGCCACAACGCTTCGCTCCGCTGCGCGACACCACGCCCCGCAGTACTACTCAACGCAGCGGCCCTCGATCTTCGGATCGGGGGCACCCCCGAGGAGGTCGCGGCCTCTTCCTGGGTGCTCTCGGGCGCCATCTGCCTCGCAGTGCTTCGCTAGGCTCCACCGCGCAACTCTCCGCGTCGCAACGCTTCCGCCACCTCAACACAGGAGATCCTCATGAATTTCACCTCTGCCACCGTCACGCTCAAGTCCATGTCCCCCTACAGCCAGTCCTATGACCACGGGCTGCCGATGCTGAAGGGTGAGGACAAGGGCGACTACGATCGCCGGAACTTCATGTCGAAGGCGCACTTCAACGCCGCCGGCCACCTGGTCATCCCCGCCGTCGCCATCCATCAGGCGCTCGTTGCCGCCGCGAAGTATTCGAAGCGGCAAATCCCGGGGCAGGGCAAGGCGACATGGACCGCGAAATTCAAGAGCGGGCTGATCCTGGCCGAAGATATCGACACCGGCATTCCGCGTTCCGAGGTCGGCTTCATCGACGTGAAGTGCGATTCCAAGGGAATGACCGGCGCCCAGAAGAGCACGACCGTCACCCGCCGATTCCCGCAGGTCCCGTCGTGGTCGGCAAGGTTCGACATCTGGATCGTCGACCCGATCATCACCGAGGAGGTCTTCCGCGAAATGGTCGACATCGCCGGGCTGTTCGTCGGCATCGGCCGCTGGCGGCCGGAGATGAGTGGCGGCATGAACGGCCGGTTCAGCCTCGCCGGTCTTGAGTGGCACGACAACCGTGAGTTCGTGGCCAAGGCCGCCTGATCCGGCCCGGCCCCACAAGGGCCGGTTGCCCCGCCCGCCTCGACAAAGGGACGGGCAGGGGAGCCGGTAACGGTTCCACCGCGCTCCGCCACGCCCCGCAGCGCTACGCAGCGCTACGCTACGCACCTCAACGCAACGCAATCCTTCATGGAGAATGTAGATGTTCAAATCATCTTCTGAAAAGCTTCTCGTCCGCATCGCCGTCCTGCAAATACTTTACGAGACACCGATCGGCGGCACCGTTACCTATGCCAAGATCCACGAAATCACAGGCCTCGATGCCCAGTCCGCACGCCCGTTCATCTACGGCGCCATGCAGCGGGCGAACAAGGAGCGGGGTCTTCTGTTCGAGAATGAGCGCGACGTCGGCTATCGCCGGATCGAGCAGGAACACGCGCCGGGGCTCGGGCTGAAGGCTCGGCAATCTATCGGGCGCAAGGCACGCAGGACCGCCGTCGCCCTCACCAGGTTCACGCTCAACAGCAATGGGCTGGAGCCGGAGGTGGCGAAGAAGGTGAATCGCGAGATCGCGCTAGCCGGACTGATCGAATACAGCGCGAGCAGCAAGGGCATGCGTGCGGTCGAGGCATCGGAAAGCGCTGAGAACCCCAGGGTGTCGACCGCGACCGCGGGCGCGGCCATATTGGCGAAGCTGAACGCCCGGGATAAGGGCTGAACACCCACCTTACTCCAATCGTGGAGAACCAAGAGATGCGGGTCGACCTCGCCCCGGGCCATGGCATCGCCCTGAAGTATGCCAACCGCCACGGACTGATCACCGGCAGCACCGGTGCCGGCAAGACGACCACGCTCCAGCGCCTCGCCGAGGGATTCAGCGCCGCTGGCGTGCCGGTCTTCGCCGCCGATGTGAAGGGCGACCTCTCTGGCGTCTCCACCGCCTTCCCCGTGCGGTTCTGGGACGTCTTCGGCGACCTCGGTATGCCCATCAAGACGTCGGTCGAGGAGATGGGCCCGGACCTGATGGCCCGCCTGCTCAACCTCAACGCGACGCAGGAGGGTGTTCTCCACGTCGCCTATCGCTGGCTGTCCGATCCCGACTTCCACCCCGGGGCATCGCTGATGATGGACCTGGACGGGCTGCGCGCCAGCATCACGGACATGCTCGACCACCGGGAGGCGCTGCGCACGCGCCACGGCAACGTCACGGCAGCGTCAATCGGCGCCATCCAGCGTTCTATGCTGGTGCTGGAAGGGCAGGGCGGCGGCAACCTGTTCGGCGAACCGTCCTTCGACATCATGGATCTGCTGGAGACAGCGCCGGACGGCCGCGGCGTCATCAACCTGCTAGCCGCCCAGCGTCTCATGGATGCGCCCCGCACCTATGGCGCGCTGATGCAGTGGCTCCTCATGCGCCTGTTCGCGGCGCTGCCCGAGGCCGGCGACCTCGACAAGCCGAAGCTCGTCATCTTTCTCGATGAAGCACATCTGCTGTTCGACGGGGCTTCGCGGACAATCCTCGACACGATCGAGCGCACCGTCCGCCTGATCCGCTCCAAGGGCGTCGGCGTCTATTTCGTGACGCAGCACCCGCTCGACGTCCCCGAAAGCGTGCTCGGCCAGCTCGGCAACAAGATCCAACACAGCCTGCGTGCCTTCACCCCGCGCGACGCGCGGGCGGTGCGCACTGCAGCGGCATCCTTCCGCCAGAACCCGGACGTCGAGGCCGAGCGCGAGATTACCGAGATGCGGGTCGGCGAGGCGCTGGTGTCCTTCCTCGATGCCGGCGGCGCGCCCAGCCCCGTCCAGAAGGTCAAGATCGACTTCCCGACCGCGCAGGTCGGCCCTATCCGCTTCGGCCAGCGCATGGACATGATCCGGCAGGACCCGCTGGCCGACCACTACGGCGTGACGTTCGACGATCGCGACGCCATGTTCGACGCCTTCCGGGCGCGCTATCAGAACAACCAGGCCGTCAAGGCCATCCAGGCAGAGGAGGTCCAATCATGGCGCCGCGCTTCGAATATGACCGCCTCACCGCCGAGCAGTTCCGCAACGGACTGCGCGATGCAGGTGTGAGCGTATCCGCTTTCGCACGCATATTCGGCGTGCGTCTCAAGCGCGCCGAGGAGTGGGCTCGCGGCGCTGAGGATATTCCGACTTGGGTGCGCCCTGTGCTGCGGATGCTGCTAAACGCCCAATCGCAAGATGCTGCACGCGCGGCGGCGGCGGAGATGATTCGAGCCGACAACCTACAGCCTTCCTTGGGACCTTACCCCTACTTGCAGATGCGCGAGAGCCCACAGACTTGACGGTACCGCTTTCCCTGCTCCACCATCACGCAGGGGAGGCCATCATGACCATCATCATCTTCGGCGCGATCGTCGTCATCATCTTGGTCGCTACCGTGCGCATTCTCGCCGGCTGGTTCCTCCCGGCACATGTGGCGGCGGGTCTCGGTCGGGCGATCGGCGGCACCTTCGAATTCGTCGGGAAGCTGAGCATCGTGTTGCTCTGCCTCGGCATCATCGGCTTGATCATCGCGGCGATGTTGCACTGAGGCGTCTCTTCAACCCCTGAGATCCAGCCTCACTGTCTCAGCCGCGTGTGACGATCGAGGATGTTCTCGGCAGCGCGGCCAGCGTTGATCGCCGGGCTTGCATCGCCGCCCCACGCAGGGTCGTAGGACCACAAGCCAGCCGCTGCGAGCGTGTACAGGAGCGCGACAGGCACAACGACATGGGTGCCGGACGCCACCTTGTTGTATGCGTCCTGCGCGGCTTCTGCGCGAGTTTCGATCTTCATCCGATCCCTCCCGCCGCCTCGATCGCCGCTCGCTTGCAGCGCTCCCAGCACTTGCGCCAGTGCCGGTCAAAGCGCACCGCCTCAATCCGTTTCGGCGAGCCCGCGGGATAGGTCCATGCGGCGTTCTGGCCGAAGCGCTTCCGATACCAACGCCCGGCGCGCGCGAGGCGCCTGCGCTCGCGTTGCGGGACCGCCGACCAGTGCTTGCCACAGACCCATTCGTCGTGACGATCTTTGGTCGTTCGCCGGCAGAAGGGAACGCAGCATTGGAGACGCGTGGTCATGGTGCCGTCTCCGGCCACTCGCCGAGCCCGGCAGATATCGCAGCGGCGTCCATTCCGAGCCCAGCGTAATATCCCTGCGCCTGCAGCCGCCGGATCATCTTGCGCGCCTGCTTCTCGGCTGAAGCCACTACCCGCGGCTCCTCGGCTTTGTGCTCGATCGCGCCGATGTAGAGCCGCAGAGCCTCGTCGATCGCGCTGCCCTCGGCAAAGATGAAATAGCCGCTCTCCACCAGCATCTTGATCCAGAAGAAGGCGATCAGGCCGAATTTGGCGACATCCTCGCCCTCGCCGGCATAGGGCTGCACGACCTGGTGGTGCAGGCGGCGGACGCGCTCCAGCAGCTTGCGCGCCTTGCGGTCATCGAGGTCGGTGATGGGCTCTCGCGCCGCGGTCTTCAGCAGCTCGACAGCCCGGGTAAATTCCGCGTCCTGTTCCACGACGCCCGCGAACAGCACGCCCATCATGACGTGGGCCGGCAGGCACAGCTCGGCACGCTGGCGATCGGTCAGGTACATGGCCCATCTCCTTCCAGCGCCCAGGCGACAATGTTGCGGAGCCACGCGGCACCAGAGAGCCCAGCCCGGCGGGCGCGACACTGCACGCGATCCGCGAGCTCGATTGTCATCCTGATCTTCACTTCGATCTTGCCGGAGCGCTGTCGGCGCAGGCCCAGCAGCCGCGCACGGCGCTGGACGGCGAGGGACGAGCGGCCCGGCAAGCGGGCGGAGAGCTGCGCGAAGGTCTCATGCGGGAATGACCGACGCAGCATGTCATCCTCCTCCGGCGTCCAGAGTGGGCGGGCAGGGCGCATCAAGGACCTTCCTTTCGGGCGTTGCATGTGGGGCAGGGCAGGCCGCGCCGGATCTCCGACACCGTCATGTCGAAGGACCAGCCGTCATCGTGGCCGCAGCGCCGGCAGCGAAAGTGCCCGCCCATGCTGGTGCGCCAGCCCGGCATCAGGCCGGGCGCATGGCCGGCGTCGACCGCATGCATTCGAGTAACCCGCGCCACTGCGGGGCGGGGGCCGAACAGATCAGCCTTCATCGTCGCGACCCGCCGCTGCCTGGGCTTGCTCGATCGCCTCGGTGGTCAGCCCATAGACGATGAGCGCAACGGCGCGGTCCCGCCGCGCGATGGCGGTGCGGTGCACCAGCCCCAGTTCCTTCGTCACCTTCGTCCAGGGGCGACGGGTCGCCTTGGCGAGCAGCCAGGTGTTGAGGGCGCGACGGACATGCTCCTGCGGCACGAAGCGCGGCACCCATGCGAGCGCCACGTCCGCGGCAACGATCTCGGCCGAGGTGGCGCCGATCTTCGGCCGGTTGCGCTCGAAGTCGCCGTGTTCCCGCTCCCATGCCTCCTGCGTCGACTGGAACCAGAGATCCAGCCCGCTGTACTCGTAGTCGGGCATGGACCGGCCGAACCCCTTCGGCCCCGGGCGGCTGACGGTGCGGTGGACCAACCGGATGGCGTCGGCGAGCCGGTCCATGACCAGCTCGCGCGTCCATTCCTCCGCGACCTCTACCCCGCTCTCGAAGAGGGCCTTCAGCATCGCCTCGGTATCGAGCGGCGCGACGCCTTCCTCTCCTTCCGTGACACCAACGTCGAAATCCGTGACGCTCGCCATGAATTTTGCCTCGCTCATTCGCCGAAACCGGACAGGAAGTCGTCTTCTTCATCGCGGCCCAGGGCGGATGGTTTTTCGTCGGCGATCTCGCGCGCCTTCTTCCGCTCACCACCCATGGACATGCCCTTCACCGGTTTGCCGGTGATCCACATCCACGCCACTGTCGAGCCGGGAGCCTCGTGCGAGCCCACGATCCCGTACTGGACCATGCGGTCGTGCGCCCGCTTCCATCGCTGCCGAAGCGCGTCCTTTTTGACCTCTTCGGTGCCCTCCTCGCCGGCGGAATAGCGCGACCAGAACAGCTTCTTCACCGTGTTGACGGTGACGGCCTGGGTGATCCGGCCCGGGCAGGGGAGGTCGGTCGGCGGCGTCTGGCCGTCATTCTTCACGGCGTCGAGGACGCACTGCAGGAACTGCCGGTCCCGCTCCGAGGCGTTGAACCCGCCATCGGCCGGACCTGACACATCGATGTCCTGGGCGGGCGGCACGCAGACGCAGGACGTGACGGGCTTGCCGAGCCGGTCGGTGCCGACCTCTACCGCCCGCAGCACGAACGGCCAGGACGCGCCGGCCTCGGAATCCTTCTGCTTCGTCACCTTGGCGTAGCGGATCGCCCGCCCATCCTCGTCCACCCGCTTCTCGGAAAGCTCGACCGAGACCACGTTCTCGACGTTGGCGAAGATCGACGTGTGTCCGCGCGGCTTGGTGCCGCCCTGGTTGGCGTGGTGGACGATCGTCACCGCGCAGCCGAGCTCCTCGGAGATCCTCGTTGCCCTGGCCAGCACGGGGGTAATGTCCCGGGCACTGTTCTCGTCGGCCCCCGGCGTCGCGGCGGAGAAGGTGTCGACGATGATCAGCCGCAACGGCACGCCGAACTCGGCCTCGAACAGATCGTTCCAGTGCTTCCCGTCGTCGATCAGCGCATTGGTGTCGTCGTCGCCCGCGAACAGGTTGAATTTGCCCGGCAGGAAGCCGAAGGGCAGATCCATGCTCTTGGGCACCTCGTCGGCGTTCCAGGAGCGATAGGCACGCAGGCGCTTCTTGATGCCGCCGCCGCTCTCCGCGGCGATGTAGAGCACACCGCCCTGCAGCGAGGCGTGGCCGAAGAAGTCCGACCCGCGCGCGACGCACATGCCGTACTCGACCGCGAAGAAACTCTTCCCGTGCTGGCTGGGGCCGACGATCAGCGACACCGCAGCGGCCGTGAACACCTGGTAGACCAGCCACTCCGACTCCGGGCCGGCGGCATCCAGGTCGCGCCAGCGGATCGTCCGCAGCTTCGGGCGCCACGCCGCCTTGATCTCCTCCTCGTGCTGATATTCGAAGGCGCTCATATCCATGAGGTCGTCGTCGACAACGCCGGTCATGACGTCCGCCTCCGCTGCATCAGCACGTCGTTGAAGTCAGCGCCCCGGGGGGCGAGGTCGTAGAGGACTTCCACGCCCTGGTGCTGGAACCGCCGCCCGCCCATCAGGAGGCGGGCCTGCGTCATCACCGGATCGGAATCGCCATCGCCGAGGATGGCGACGACCTCGACGCCTGCCGGCAGGACAATGCCGGGGCTGTCGAGATCCGGGTCGACCGGAACCTGCATCGGCCGGCCGCTCGGCATGCGCGCCGATGGATGGTCCCGGCGCGTCAGTGCCCGGCCGGACAGGTTGCCGAGCGACACAGCCGCCGCGATGGCCCAGTCCCGACTGGTGGGTGAGCGGAGCACCCGCCACGAGCGCGAGGTTTCAATGCCCTCGCCCATAGCCAGATAGGGCCGGATTGGCGACAGGCGGATGAGCCCGCCCTTCTGCTCGCCGGTGATCTTTTTCGCCTTGTTGCGCTTGCGGTCGCCCGGCGGGGCCAGCTTGGCGCCGGTGCCCGCCTCGAGGTAGGTGCGGTGCACGCCGATCAGGCTTCCCGCCGCGTCGCGGATCGCGGCAAGCATGGCAGGATGGTCGCCCAGATCCCGGACCTCTTCGGCAGCCTCGTCGGCATAGCCGAAATAGGGCAGGCCGCGCATGTAGCGCAGGTCGAAGGTCCATGACGGGTCGACGGCCATGCCCCGCGATTCGAGATAGTGGGCGGCGAGGGTGCCGGCGATCGGCCGGGCGCGGTCGAACAGCCGCTCGCACCGGGTCATGTCGCGCTCGCGCCGGCGGCGGTCCTCCGCCTCCTCCTGCGCCTTCCTCTCCTGCCGCTCGCGCTCCCGGCGCGCCGCCACTTCAGGATCGACCTCCTGCTCGCCGCCAAGGATCTTCACGGCCTCCATGAAGCCGACGCCGTCGTGCAACATCACCAGCTTGAAGACATCGCCGCCGTCCTCACAGGTCGCGCAGACCCAGCCATCCGCCCACGCTTCGAAGGACGTCGAATCCTTCGCAGTGGGGTCAATCGAATGCAGCGGGCAGGGTCCAACCATGCACCCCTTCGCGCCGCCGCGGCGCAGTTTCACCCACTTGCCGGCAACGGTCGTCACAGGGTTGCGGTCGCGCAGATCCTGCTTCTGGGCCTCGGAAATCATGGGCGGATCTCCGCGAATAGGGGCATGTGGGAGCCCCCACGGTGGGTCCGCAGCGCAGTTGCGGCGGCTGGGTTGATCCAGAGAACTTCCGTGCGCGCACGGGCGCCATCGGCGAGCGCCTTGGTCTCCACACGGCTCCAGCCTCGGAGCATTTCGTCGTAGAGCTCGGTCGGATAGCCGGATAGGACAACCATGCCCTTCAATTCGGCCAGAACCGACAGCAGCTGCTGATGATCTTCTGCCGAAAGCTCGTAGCGATAGAGATGCTTGGGGTCGTGTTTGTTTTTCAACCCTCTTGTTTCATGCATATAGGGCGGGTCGACGTAGTGAAGAACGTTCGGACCATCATGCTTGGTCATAATCTGAAGAGCTGGGCGATGTTCGATTACTACGCCTCGCATTCTTTCTACGATGGAATAGAGCGATGCGGGGTACCGCGACCAATCGTGAGCTGGGGTTGACCCAGACTTGGTGGAGTCGGCCCGAAAGCCGGTCGCTCCCCTGCCGAGTTCCACGTTATGGGCGTTGGAGCCGAACCCCATGAATGAGCGGATGACCAGCCGCCGGGCCTGCTCAATCTCATTGTCCGCGGCTTCCCAAGCGAGATCGAATTCTCGCCGAGAGAACGGTGTCAGATACAGGCGACTGACAAGCTGCTCCGCCTTGCAATCGTCCTGCAGGACACGGAAAAGGCCGACGATGTGGTCATCGAGATCGTTGTAGACTTCCGCATAAGAGCGCTCCTTGCGCAGCAGCACGGAAGCCGCACCCCCGAACGGCTCGACATAGACCCGGTGAGGCGGGAAGTGCCGCAATATCCATGGCGCCAGCTTCCACTTACCGCCATGCCAGCGGAGAACGGGGCGAGTCGGCCTGGTCACGCTGCAACCTCGCTGAACAGGTCCGGCGCTCCGACGACTTCCGCAATCTCGACAGAACGCTCGACATGTCGTCTGCGCGCCTCGACCAGCCGCCGGCGCGGCAGCGGCTTCATCTGGGCCGCATCAATCATATTGGCGCGGACCAGCGCGGCGGCCGGGAACGGGCTGACCGAATTGCCGATCATCCGGCGCTGCTCGGTCTCGTTGAGCGTGCGGCCGTTGTAGTTTGCCGCCAGCACATAGCTGTCCGGGAAGCCTTGCGCGCGTGCCAGCTCGCGCGGCGTGAGCATCCGCATGCCGAGGTCGACGATGACATAGGGGCCGACGGTGACGAACTCGCGATCGTCCCAGGCCCCGAACTCGCGCAGGAACGCGGCGACGCGCCGAGCCGAAATCTCCTGCTCCGGCGTCATCGGCGGGATGACGGCCTCCGCCTCGACCAGGCCGAAGCGCGGCTTGGAAGTGACCGTCCGCATCGGCTCGTCGACGCCGGCCCCGTCCTCGTCTGAACCGTAATAGACCGTGAGGGTCGGCATCACGACGGCGTTGTGCTGCCCCTTTGCGCATGCGGTCGGCGCCGGCGCCTCGACCGACGACGCGCGGCGGTCGCTACCCTTGAGCGTCAGCATATGCGCCGACACCACCGCCTGCTGGCTGCCGCTGGTGGTGGGCGTCGACATCGGCTCGCGGACGTCCCGGCCGGGCGCCCCGGGGCGCGGTCCGGCGTTGTGCTGGGCCAGGTAGGCGGAAACGACGGCATGCTTGCCGCCGCCGGCAACTGCGGTGCCCAGCGGCTTGTGAATATCGAGGGCGCGTGGCGACTGGCCGTCGCGCTCGCCGTAGCCGGTCTGGATCATTGTCGGGGAAACCAGACCGTGGGCGTCGCGGGAGGCCGCCACTGTCTTGAAGGGCTCACCGACATCCTGACCCCGGAAGCCGTCACCGCTGTGATTGCACGTCACGATGAACGGTTTCTCGGCGTCGAGGATGTAGCGTTTCGTGCCGGCGGCGATTCGCGCCATGGTATTGCGTGCCAGCGGCCGGTTCACCTTCACGCCGGTGCGGAGCTTGTAGTGGCGTGCCTCGGTGCGCGCCATGAAGATGGAAGGGCAGGGCCGATCCCAGTCGATGATTTCGGCCGCCGTGCGCCAGGGCAGCAGCCCGCCAGACCGGACCACCGCCGACTTCGGATCCCCATGGCTCGACGCCGGCCACACGATGGGCAGCCCGTCACAGCGGGCGACAAGGAAGAGGCGGTTGCGCGTCGTCGGCGCGCCATAGTCGCAAGCGCGCATGCGCCGCCACTCGACGTCGTAGCCGAGGCGGGCCAGCTCGGCGACCCAGCGCTTGAACTCCTGCCCCTTTCGCTTCTTGCAGCGGTTCCCCTCGGCGTCAATCGGACCCCAGTCCTCGAACTCCTCGACGTTCTCGAGCAGGATGACCTTCGGACGCACCTGCCGCGCCCAGCTCACCACCACCCACGCCAGCGCGCGGACCGAGCGGGAAACCGGACGGCCGCCCTTCGCTTTCGAATGATCGCGACAATCCGGCGACGCCCACATCAAGCCGACCGGCTGGCCGGCCGTGACCGTCATCGGGTCCGCCTTCCAGATGTTCTTGTTGAGGTGGAGGGTTCGCGGGTGGTTCTGGCCGTGCATCGCCAGCGCAGCGGCATCCGTATTGATCGCGACGTCCGGCGAGCGGCCGAGCGCCCACTCGATCCCGGTGGATGCGCCGCCACCGCCCGCGAAGCCGTCGACGATCAGGCCACGCAGCAACCCGCCGAGGATGTCGTCGGGAATAGGCTTGGCGTCCGCGAAGCCCTCGAAGGCGAGGTTTTTCATTCTTCTGTCTCGCTCATCAAGTTCATCAACATCACCCGCTCCTCGACGCACATCAGCGTCAGGGCCCGGGCGGCGAATTCTTCGGATGTCAGATCCGCGCCGTCGGCGAGATCGCTGATGGCCTTGGCGACAGGGCGCTCGATGCGCACCATGAGCAGCTCAACGCCGCCGGCCTCGCGCAGGAGCGGGGTGCCCATGTTGCGCAGCACGGCACGCACCTTCTGCGGATCGTCGACGCCGACCTCGTCCGCGATCTGCCGCCCCGACCGGCCCATGCCGGCGAGGTAGGCCATGCGGATCTTCATCGGCACCGAGTAGGAGATCGTCCGCCGGCGTGGCGCGCGGCGGCGCGGGCGGGGAGGACGATCGGGAGAGGGCTGCTTCACGACCGCGGCCCCCGTGTCTGCAGACGGCGCACCAGGTCGTTGACCTGTTCGATATAGGGCGAGCACTTCAGGATGAACCGCTCGGCGCGGTGCAGCGCCAGAGCGCGCCGCAGGATGCTCTCGTCGGGTGCCGGTCGGGTTCCGCTCTCGACGAGATCCCTGTGCCGGCGGATGAGGCCGGCACGCTCAATACTGAGGGCAGCGAACATGTCGCGCATGGTGACGCGCGGGGCAGGCCAGTCGGGCGGCCAGTCGGACGGCAGGTCGCTCATGCGCATCCCCAGCGGATGTAGATCTGTTCGACGGGTTCACCGGTTTCCCGCGCCTCGCGGCGGGCCGACGCCCGGGTGTATTCACGCTTTTTCCACGCGCGCCTCTCCTCGGGGGAGAGGCTGTTCCACCAGCGCTTCTGCTTCTCTCGTCGTGCCTTTCGGTGCCGCATGAGAAACTCGGTCGCGGAATCACCAACGGCCTCGATCGTCTTCACGCGATAGCCGCAGATCGTGCAGCGCCGGACGCGCTTGACGGTGTTCATCGGCCCGTTTCGTGAGTCGAGAACCTGCGTTTCGCCGCCACATCGGCATTTCATGGGTCCCTCCGCAGCCAGCGCGTCTCAAAAGGCCCCTCGTATCCACGGAGCCAGACGATGATCAGGAAGTCCTTGTCGCCACCGCCCGGCTTCAGTCCGGCGGCGATGACCGCACCCGGGGGCATCGATGGCCGCGGCGTCAGAACCCACACGCGCCTTGGCTGGCTCTGCTCCAGCCACCGGCTGCGCTCGTCGCCCCAGAGCCAGCGCGCCGGCAGGACCATCGCGACCTTGTGGTCGGCAAGATCGAGCGCGTGCTGGACGAAGCCCAGGGGGCGGCCGGCCTTCACATCGGCTTTGGCAATGCCAAAAGGTGGATTGCAGACGATGGATCGCGCCGGTCGGCCGCGAACCTGCATCGGCCGCTTCATGGCGAGGAAATTGACGGGCGCGACCTCGCCATATCCGCGAGCGACCAGATCGGTCCCGATCGCGTCATAACCCGCAGCAAGGGCCGCCTTGGGAATGGTCATCATGCCCGCGCACGGATCCCATATCGGGCCTTCGAATTTCTCTTCCGCGAACAGCCTGCGGGCGCACCATTCCTCTTCGACATACCAATCGTTGGGATCGCGCTCCCACAGATGCGCGTTCTTCTTCACTGCCGCCTTCACAGGGGGATGTCCTCGATGTCATTGAACCTGCGCAGCAGCGCTTCGGACTTCTCCATCGCCTGGGGCTTGTCGACGATCACGGCACGCGACTGGAAAAGCGGGGTGGTGGCGATTGACGTCTTCGGCGCGACGACCGCGCAGGCGTAGGACCAGACGGCGAGCGAATCTGCAGCGTCCTCGCTGTCGAATCTCCAGCCGAGATGCCGGCAGCGCTGCTGCACCGCCAGCTTGCCTTTCTCGCCCGGCGGGTTGCTGCCGACGAAGTGCTTGCGCACATCCGAGATATCGGTCTCGCGGATCTCACCGATGCCCTTGGCCTGGGCGAGGGTCTCGATCAGGAAAACCAGGCCGAGCAGGATGCGCGAAGTATTCATGTTGGTCCGCATGCCCATCTTGCGGGGATCGAACGGCGCCTCGAAATAGAGGGCATCCACCGGGCAGAGCTTCATGAAGTCGGCGAACCACCGCATCATCCCGCGCCCGACAGCGCCGCATGACGAGCCGGGGGAGGCGAACCGGATGGTGCCGGCCCGCGGCACCTCCCCGGGCACGCCGTAGGCCCAGCCAGTCTGCGACGCGATGTCGAGCGCCAGGATGCGCGGCGGTGCCGAGGTCACTGGAAGGTCTCGTTCTCGAATTCGTCCACCGCTTCACGGTCCGCCTGCTGCTCGGCAGAGGCCCGCTTGCCCGGCACCTTCTTCGCGGCCGGCTTGTCACCCTCGTCGTCGTAGTAGTCGAAGAGGCGCGCATCCTCGGCTTCGAGTTCATCGCGGACCTTCTCGATCCGCTTACGCAGGTTCAGCACCTTGAGCCGGGCCTTGAACGGCTTCAGGACGATGCCGCGCTCCTTGGCCTCCTCGAACAGGTCTTTCATGTCACCGCGCACATCCTTGCACGCATTCATGTAGTCACTGCGGAGACTATCGAGGTCGCCCTGATAGCTGGCATACCGGCGCTCGAATTCGGCGCACAGTTCCCTGTCAACCGAACCTGTGTTCGGCTTTGCTTTCTTCGCCATGGGAATATTCCTGGGCTGGGGTTGCGCGCGCCGCCCTATGCGGCGGCGCTGTCATCGCTACGCCCGGCCGCGCGACGGGTCGGACGCTCAATCCCGTCGGGCCACGGCAGATAGTGCGGCCAGACATCCGAAAATGCCTGGACGCACCGGTCGTAGGTTTCGACGGTGAAGTTGCTCTGGCTGGAGAGGAGCCGCGCGACATGCGACGCGTCGGTCTGAGACATGCCGACGCTGCGCAGCACGCGGCCGGGGCTGTTCGAGATCGGGCCGCTATAGGCGGCGATCAGCCGACCGATGTTGGAGAGGAGAGTCTCACGCATGCTCATGAGTTGTAAAACAACACATTCGCGAACGGACATCAACCCCGCAGGCGCTTGATAAATTGCCGAAAGTGCGAGATCTATCCGCAGACGGAGGTAATCATTTCGAGGGGAAAATGCTGAAAACGCGCGTGCTGCAACGACTTGAGGCCCTGAGTATCACCCAATGGGAGGCCGCGCGTCGGGCCGGGCTGCACCGCAATTTCGTGTACGACCTCATGGAAGGTCGTAAGCAGAAACCCCAGCAGAAAACCCTCCTGGCGCTCGCCCGCGCCCTGCAGTGCTCCGTCGACTACCTCATTGGCAACACGGAAGAAATCGGTTCGCCACCACCGGTGAGTGAAGCCTCCGGACAGGGGCTGCCGGTCGTCGGAATCATCGAGGAGGGCGCCTGGCGCCGCCCCTTGAAGCAGCCGCGCGGCACGGTGCTGATCCAGCCGGATGCCCGCTACACCGGCCGGCAGTCGGCCTACCTGTTCCGCGGGGACCCGCATGCCGGCCTTGAGGACGGCATGTTCGTGCTGGCCGTCGATGCGGGCGACTATGAGCGGCAGATCGGCGCTCCGGCTGCCGGCAACCCGGTCATCGTCGAGCTGAGGCGCAAGGCGCTAAACGAGGTCCAGACGGTGGTTCGTCCGTGGGCCTCGGGCTTGGAAATGTCGCTTCGGAGCACAGACGTCGAGGCGCAGGTCGTGGCAATCGTCGCCGCCGCTTTCCGGCTGTACTGAGCCGCGAACCTTTCCTGCGCGCGTGCGCCACGCCCGCGTAGTATATACACTTAGAGTTATATTAAGGTTATATATCAGCAGGTTGCTATGAGGGGCGCCTCAAGCGCCCCCATCATCTGCATAACCCCAATCATAATATGCAGCCCATTTTTGTAGAAACTTGTCCTATTTTCTCAGCGTGCTCTGTGCGTCGGGATTTCTCGACGGGCACAACTTTCATGCGCACGTGTTGCAGGTTCTGTGCCAATCTCGAACGGTAGCTATCTAAAAAAGTTGTAAAAAATCCGCGCCGAGAGAGTTGCAAAACAACTCAATCTGCAACATGCTCTGCAAATCGACGCGGGAATGGCTCGCGTCGCTCTCAGGCAGAGCACAACATGACCTCATCTCGCAGGGCCGCACGTGCGGCATCTGGGGGCGCTCATGGTCATTGAGCGCATCCAGTTCAGTTCCCGAGACGAATGGCTCGATCTCCGCAAGAACGACATCACCGCATCCGTCGTCGGCGCGCTGTTCGGCGTGCACGACTACCAGACCCCGTTCGGCCTCTACGCGCTGAAAACCGGGCTCACCGCCGAAGACCCGGAAGAGACCGACGCGATGAAGCGCGGTCGCCTGCTGGAGCCAGTCGCCGTGCAGTTGCTGCGCGAGCAACACCCGGAATGGAAGATCACCCACAACACGGGCCGGGGCGCGGCCTACCTGCGTGACGCCAGCGTCAATCTCGGCGCGACCGTGGACGTGTTTGTCGAGTGCCCGGTGCGCGGCCTCGGCGTCGTGCAGGTCAAGAGCGTCGAGGCCGGCACGTTCCGGCGGAAGTGGGTTGATGCAGAGACCCACGAGACGACACCTCCCCTCTGGATCGTGCTGCAGACTCTGACCGAGGCACACTTGGCCGGTGCGGCGTGGGGCGCCGTCGCGCCCTTGGTCGTCAGCTACGGCATCGACATGCCGCTAATCGACATCCCGATCCATCAGGAAATGATCAAGCGGATCCGCGGACAGGTCCGGAACTTCTGGACGATGGTCGAGGAAGACCAGGAGCCCGATGCGGACTTCAGCAAGGACGCTGCGCTCATCCAGCGGCTGTACACCCAGGACGACGGTTCCTCGGTTGACCTCAGCGGAAACCGGATCGTGCAGATCCTTGCCGAGCGCGAGAAGTTGAAAGAGGTCGAGCGTGCCGGCGCGTCGGCCGAGAAGGCCCGCAAGACGATCGATACCGAGATCATCAACATGCTCGGCAATGCCACCACCGGGCGGATGAGCGACGGCACCGAGGTGACGGCCAAGACCACGCACCGCAAGGGCTACGAGGTCAAGCCGAGCAGCTATCGCAGCGTGAAGGTGAAGGCGGGCGCCGTGACCGCGCCGGCCGACATCGACGAATTCTGACATCTCGAACTTGAAGGGGTCTCGCCATGGAGGCTGAGAATCCGCGTGCGGTCATGGGTGGGAATAACCCGCCCAGCTTGGCCGAGGTGCTGGCCGACCGTCATGCCGGGCTGTTTGCGCTGGTGGAGCCGCTGGCGAAGCGGGCCAATGAGCAACCGAAGACGCTCTCGACCGAGGAGGAGAACTTTGCCCTCGGTGAGGTGGTGAAGGCTGCGACCGAGGCGTTCTCGTCGATCGAGGGCGCGCGGGTCGAGGAGAAGGCCCCCTTCCTTCGGGATGGGAAGATCGTCGATGACACCTTCCGCGGCCCGAAGGAGCGGCTCGACAAGATCATCAAGGGCCTGTCGGCGCGGGCCGATGCCTATGCGCACCAGAAGAAGCTCGAGGCGCGGCGCAAGGCCCTGGAGGAGGAGCAGAAGCTCCGGGACGAGGAAGAACGCCTGCGGCGCCTCGCCACCTTCGAGGCCGACATCGGCGACACCGATGCGGCTGAGGTCCACGCCGAGATTGCCGAGACCGTGGCTTTCCGCGCCTCCCAGGCTGCCGAAACCACCACGGCCCGGGCGGCCGATCTGACCCGGGCGCGCAGCGACACCGGCATGCTGGCGACCGCCAGCGACAAGTGGGACTTCCGCGTCGCCGACTGGTCGAAGGTCGATATCGCGGCACTCCGCCCGTACCTCACGGTCGATGTGCTCGAGAAGGCGCTGCGCGCGCACATCCGCACCCACAAGGGCTCCATGCCGATCGCCGGCGTCGAGTTCGTGGAGATGACAAAGGCGTCGTTCCGATGAGCAAAGACCTGCGAAACTCGGCTGAGAACATGCGGGCTTGTTCGTCTGGTGAAGCTTCCGGCATTTCGGACCCGATCGTGATCGAGAGGGACCCGCACGGCTTCACGGTCAGACATGGCGATCGCTCCTGTGATGGCCTCTGCTGGGACGAGATGCTCGGCCAGGTGGTCAACCTGACGCTCCCGAACGGCGGTGGGCGGCTCTATCGCATGCTGTCTGATGCCGAGCGCGCCACGGAAGAGGCGCGGGGCCGGGAGCGGGCAGAACAGGTGGCCGCCCGCCGGCGCGCCGTGATTGCCGTCGAGTACCCGATTGAGGGCGCACGCCGGCTGAACCTCGACCTCGCCGACATCCTCTGTTGGGCCGCAGGCTTCCGCGCCGCCAGGCCCGACGACCCTTCCAATCATCCGATGGGAATTCACGCCGTCCGCGAGTTTCGCGACGTGCTGTCCCGCGCAATCGAACAGGCATCCACCGATGAGCAATGATCTCGCCGCGCTCGAGGAGCGCATCGCCGGTCGCATCGACCCTCTCGAGACTCGTGGCCTCGCGATCTCCAACAGCGCCGGCGGCATGTCCTTCTCCAACATGTCGCAGGTTCTGGAGTTCGCCAAGATCATGGCGATCGGCGGCGTCGCCATCCGCAAGCATCTGCGCGGCAACCCCGGCACCTGCCTTGCCGTCACGATCCAGGCGATCGAGTGGCGCATGTCGCCCTTCGCCGTCGCCAATAAGAGCTACTCGGTCAATGACCAGCTCGCCTATGAGGCGCAGCTCATCCACGCCGTGATCCTGATGCGCGCGCCGCTCAAGGGCCGGCCGAAGTTCCGCTTCGAGGGAGAGGGCGGCACACGCAAATGCATCGTCTGGGGCGTTCTCGACGACGGCACGGACGACACGGTCGAGTACGTCTCGCCGGCCTTCGACAAGATCACGCCGAAGAACTCGCCGCTGTGGAAGGCGGACCCAGACCAGCAGCATGGCTATTACAGCGTGCGCGCCTTTGCGCGCCGTCACTTCCCGGACGTCATCTTGGGGGTCTACGCAGTCGACGAAATCGAGCACGATCGCGGCGCCCCTCGTGACGTCACGCCGGCACGGCCGACGCTCGGCCAGGCGCTGGACCGGCTCTCGGTGTCCGTCGACGCCGACGAGGTGGAACTCGTCGAGGCTGCAGCAGCCGTGAAGGTCGAAGCTGAGAAGCCGAAGCGGGAGCGGCGCACGCGCACCACGACGCGCGAAGCGGCCGAGGCTGAGAAGGCGGATCAGGTCGAGGAGGCGTCGCAAACCGCGCAGCGGAGCGAGCCGGAGACAGCCTCGACTGAGGCCAGCAGCGAGCCGGCCGCGACGCGCGCCTCCGACGCCACGGCGCAACAGGATGTCGCCGCGACGCCCGAGGAAGAAGATCCGTTCGCGGAGGGTGACGCGGGAACCTCCGATGCCGACCCCGCCGACGAGGCCGAGGCCGTCTTCACCCGCATGGAGAACCTCGACGTCGCGCCGCGCGGCATCGACCAGAGCGATATCGAGCAGTGCAGGATGTACCTGCAGGGGCATGACGCCGCCCATGCCGGCCACCCCCGGACCGTGCCGGCCGAACTGAAGCGCCGGTATGTCGAGGAGAAGGACGAGAAGGCGCGGGTGCACGGCATCTGCTGGATGAAGGGGCACGACAGCGTCACCGGCTACAAGCCGCCGCCGAAGAACGGGTGATCGTCATGCAGCAGGATCTGCACGGCGCAATCCGTGAGGCTGTCCGCGAGCACGTTGTGGCTCGCGGGCAGAAGACCGGCGACGGGATGGTGTTCGACGCCGCCGAGGTGGCGGAGGCCCTCGTCCAGGTTCTCGCCGAGGTCATCGTCTCCGGCCACCCGGCCGAGCGCGGGACCTTCACCGCAACGATCCATCAGGCGCTCGATGAGGCCGTGGTGGACAGGGCCGCGGCCAGCCAGGTCCCGTATCCGGTGCTGCCGCCATGACAGTCGAGCACCTGCGGGAGCGGCTCAACGTCGTGATCAGCGAGTGGGTGCAGGAGTTCGGCGAGGGTCCAAGTCTCGGGGTTCCTGTCGAGATGCTCCTCTCGGCGACCACGCACACCTTGGCCGATCTGCTCCTTGATATCGCCGATGCCGCTCTCCGCACCGAACTGGCGCGCAGCACCCACGTCTATCTCGACCTTTGCCTCGCCGAAGAGCCCCGGCCGCGGGCGTTCGGCGCCACCGCCAAGATCATACCGCTGAGGCCGCAATGATCATTCGCTGCATCGACTTCGAGACCACCGGAGAGCCCACGGAGGACGTGCGACAGGCCATCTGCGAGGTTGGCTGGTGCGATATCACGGTCGACGAGCAGGATCTCGAAGACGGCTTTGCTGTGCCGGTGCTCGGCCAGCCCAAGGGCTATCTGGTCAATCCGGGGCGCCCGATCCCGCCGGAGGCCCGCGCCGTGCACCATATCTCGGACCGGGATGTGGTCGGCGCCCCGACGCCGGACCGGGCCTGCATGGATCTGGCGTCCGGCGACATCGCCCACTACGCCGCCCACAAAGCCGAGTTCGAGCAGCAGTTCTTCGGCAGCACGGTCTCTTGGATCTGCACCTACAAGGTCGCGCTGCGGATGTGGCCCGATCTGGACAGTCACAAGCTGCAGTTCCTCCGATATGCGCTGGATCTGGATATCGACCAGGCGCTCGGGCTTCCGGCCCATCGCGCCGTGCCGGACGCTTATGTCGGTGGCGCCCTGATGGCCCGCATCCTCGAAGAGGGGCGCGTCTCGATCCACGACATGGTGCGCTGGTCCAAGGGGCCGGCGCTGCTGCCCAAGTGCACCTTTGGCGAACACAAGGGAAAACGCTGGGACGACGTTCCGACGAAGTACCTCGTGTGGATTGTCGAAAAGTCAAGTTTCAAGGGCGATGTTCTCGCGAATGCGAAGCATCACTTGAAGAATCGCGACGCATTTCGTTGATTTCGCGTCTACCGATATGGTCAGTTTTTGCAATTTAATGTGGCGAGAACTTAACCAAATCAGTGAATCGTCTCTGACTATACGTTAGATCAATTCTTATGAGGCCGGCCGTCGTCTTACATTTCGGACCGTAAAGTCTGAAACGACGTTAGGGGAAACCGTTACATGGCCGATAAGCCCAAGAGCAGAGAACAGGCAGGGGCACGGGCGCTTTCTGTCACGCCGATCTCTCAAGCCGCACGCAACGACATCGCAGCGCAGGCGCGCGCGAAGGCGCTGCGCACCATGACGGCGGAGGAATGGGAGGCGCGCCGCCAGGCGAGCGGCGACCCCGTCCGGGCCGACGTCGACATGGCCTTCGGGCCCGACTGAACGGAGCAACATCATGAGCATCAATCGCGTCACGGTCCTGGGGCGGCTCGGCGCCGACCCCGAGGTGAAGCGCACGGGCACCGGCAAGCTCGTGGCGAATCTGCGCGTCGCATGCAGCGAACGTTGGAAAGATCGCAATGGTGAATGGCAGGAGCGCACCGACTGGGTGCCGGTCGTCATCTGGACCGAGTTCCTCGCCGAGCGCGTCGAAGAGCATGCCCGCAAAGGCGACATGGTCTATGTCGAGGGCAAGTTCCAGACCCGCGAATACGAGAAGAACGGCGAGAAGCGGTACGTCACCGAGGTCGTTGTGCAAGGCTTCGGCAGCACGGTCGAAGTGCCCGGCGCGGCTCGCAAGAGCGGCAGTCGTGATGACGGTCGGGACGACCGGGGCGGCGGGCGGGATAGCCGCCGCAGTGAGGATCGAGGGTCTAGCACCAGGTCGTCGGGCAGTGGCAGCCGTGGCCCTCGGAGCATGGCCGATGATTTGGACGACGATATCCCTTTTGGCCCGGAGTGGCGGGGATGAGCTGGTCCCCGCAGCAGGAGGACGCCCGCCGTCAGGTCGCCACATGGCTACGTGACCGGAACGGCCCGCAGGTCTTTTACCTCGCCGGCTTCGCCGGGACGGGCAAGACCACGTTGGCAAAGGATCTCGCCAGCGAGGCGCATGGCGAGGTGCTCTACGGCGCCTTCACCGGCAAGGCGGCGCTGGTGCTGCAGCGCAAGGGGTGCATCGGCGCGTCGACCATCCACTCAATGATCTACAAGCCGCGCCGCAAGCGTGGCGGGGTGGTGGAGTTCGTCCTCAATGAGGACAGCGCGGTGAAGAAGGCCGGGCTGGTCGTGATCGACGAATGCTCGATGGTCGACGAGACGTTGGGCAAGGATCTCCTGTCCTTCGGCACGAAGGTGCTGGTGCTCGGCGATCCGGCGCAGTTGCCGCCGGTGCGCGGGGAGGGGTTCTTCACCAGCCGGCAGCCGGACGCGATGCTCACTGAGGTGCACCGCCAGGCACAGGACAGCCCGATCATCCGCATGTCGATGGATGTGCGCGAGGGGCGGGAACTGACTTTCGGCGTCTATGGCGCCAGCAAGATCATCCGGCCGCGTGACGTCGAGCAGGGGGAGGTGCTGGGCGCCGAGCAGATCCTGATCGGCTTGAACAAGACGCGAACCCGCTACAACGCGCGGATCCGCGATCTGCGCGGGTTTACCGGGCAGCGCCCGCACATTGGCGAGCGGCTGGTGTGCCTGAAGAACCGGCACAACAAGGGCCTGCTGAATGGCGGCCTCTGGGCCGTCGCCGACCACATGCGGTCGGATGACCCGGACTATTTCGAGATGGTGGTGGAGCCGTCGGATGCCGGCGCGACGCGGCAGCCCGTCGATGTGAAGGTCCACCGTTTCTACTTTGTCGGCCGCGAGAAGGAACTGGAGTTCCACCAGATCCGCGGCACCGAGCAATTCGATTTCGGCTACGCGCTGACTGTCCACAAGAGCCAGGGCTCGCAGTGGGACAACGTCTTTGTTTTCGATGAGAGCGAGACGTTTCGGGAAGACGCAGCCAAGCATTTATATACCGCAATTACGCGAGCGGCCGAGCGCGTTACTATCGTGAGGAGTCAATGAGCAAGATCCTCAAGCGATCTCTTGTGATCGCGGGCCACAAGACCAGCATATCCCTCGAGAACGAATTCTTCGATGCCTTCAAGGCGCTCGCTGCACGCGAGGGGAAGACGATGAGCGCGCTGGCCGGCGAGATCGATGCCGTCCGCGCTCCCCACAACAACCTGTCCTCGGCCATCCGCCTGCGGGTGCTGGCGGACCTGCAGGCCAGCTCACCGGCGCCCGTGGCGCCGTGACCATGGCGAAGCGCAAACCCAAGATACCGAGGAGCCAGATGTCCAAGTTTGACCCGATCATGCGTACCGTGAAATTCGATATTCAGCCGAGGGAAACCGAGCACCTCTTAGGCGGCTGCGGCGATCCAACGTGCCCCCAGTGCTATCCGCGTGACGGCCGGAAGCCTGATGGACGTGTAGAGGGCGGCGCGGGCGGAAGCTCCACATTCGTATCCGATGACTTCCGTAGCATTGGTGCGATCTTCGATGAGATGAGTCGCAGGGGTTACACAGCCCTCTTTAGTGGATCCGCGCTTCAGGATGATCGCGAATACGAGAATGCCAAGAAGGTGGTCGAGAAGTACCTTCTGACAGCTGAGCATTCGACGCAGTGGGACGACGTCGTCGGGAATGAGACCGCGCGCACGGCACTGCTGGAAGCGATCGAGCATCCGGCCAAGCACGCGGACCTCTATCGCCATTACGGCAAGAAGCCGCTCAAGGGCGTCTTACTGTTCGGCCCGCCTGGCTGCGGCAAGACGATGTTCGGCAAGGCGGCAGCGGCTGCGGTCGGGCGGCTCTATGGAGCCAACGCATCACTGATCAAGATCAACGGGCCGGAGATCCAGAGCCCCTTTGTCGGCGTCACGGAACAGACCATCCGCAACATCTTCAAGTTCGCCCGGCTCTACAAGCGCAAGCATGGGCATCCGCTGGTCATCTTCATCGACGAAGCCGACAGCATCCTGCCGCCGCGCGATGCGACCAGCGCGTCCTTTCATGCCTCCAACGTGGCCGCGTTCCTGGCGGAGATGGACGGGCTAGAGGAGAGCGGCGCCTTCGTGATGCTGGCGACCAACCGGCCTTCCGCGATCGATCCGGCAATCCTGCGCGACGGGCGAATTGATCGGCGTATTCGGGTGGAGCGCCCGACGCGCGACGCGGCGCACGCCATCATCATGAAGGCTATGGCCGGCGTCCCGCTGGCGGACGGGTCGGCCGAGGAGATGGCGCGGCACGCGTGTGATCGCTTCTTCTCCGACGAGAACGTTCTGGCGCTCGCGGGCAGAGCCAGCGTGACCAAGAAGGGCGCGGATGCCGACTTCCGGCCGTTCCTGCTCGCCAACGTCGTCTCCGGCGCGATGCTGGTCGGCTTGGTGGAGCGTGCCAAGGGCATCGCATTCCGGCGCGACATCGCGGCCGGGAGCATCTCCGGCATCAGCGCCGCCGATATCACGGTGGCGGTCGAAGAGATCCTGGCCGACGCGCGTGGCAGCGACCACCGGCTTGCCATCGCCGAATTCATCGCCTCGATGCCGGCGCCGGCCAGCACCGAGGCGGCCCACGACATCCCGAAGATCCTGCAGTGACGCCACGCCGCGCGTAGCCGCGGCGCGTCCATTCTGGAGAACATCATGAGCGAGACATTCTGGCTCGTCTGGAACCCGAAGGGCGTTCGTCCGCCCCAGTTCCGGCACGAGAGCGAGGAAAGCGCCATCGGCGAGCGGGGCGCCTTGCCGAAGAGAACCCGGGCGAACAGTTCTTCGTGCTTCCCGCAATCGGCTTTGCCTCGGCTGATGCGCCGCGGGCGCGCTACATGACCCTGCCGCCGGCCCCGCCGTCGATCGAAGAGTGGGGCAATCCCACCGAGGTGCCCGATTGCCTCGCCGACCTTTTCGTTGCACCGAAGCGCACCTTGGTCCCCGGCACGTTCGTGCCCGGTGATCGCGTCCGGTTCACGGGCCGCTATTACAACGCGTTGCCGGGGCTTTACGGCAAGGTCGGGCGCCTATGCGTCCTCGACGCAGGCATCGCGACGTTCCTGCTCGACGGGGAGTCAGCGGTGCGCTCCTGCTCGGTCGAGAACCTGGAACACGAGAGCCTGCCGCAGTTCGAGGTCGGTGACATCGTGCGTCATTGCGGCGATGGCCCGGATGAGGACGCGCGCGTCGTCAACGTCGGCCCGCGCCTCCTGAGAGCCGCGTATCTCGACGGAAGGGGCGGAACAGAGGGGTATCCGATTCACTTTGTCCTCCGCTGCCCCGTGCAGGCTGGGGGCGGATCATGACCGGCGCCATCGTGAAGGCGCTCACCGTCTGGCAGCCGTGGGCCTCTCTCATCATCCTCGGCTTCAAGCCCTACGAGTTCCGCGGCTGGCCGGCGCCGATCAGTCTGCGCGGCAAGCGCGTCGCCATCCACGCCGGCGCGCGGCCGGTGAGGGCGACGGAGGTTGCTGACCTCATCGTGCGCTTGAAGGGCGACGATGCCTGGACGACGTGCCTCAAGCCCGAGGCTCTGGAGTTCCTGGAGCGTGTGAAGCTGACTCCGGGCATCCTGCCGCGCTCGCACATCCTCGGCACCGCGGTGCTCGGCGCGCCTATGCGCTCGTACGAGATCGTTGGCGAGTTCGGCGGCACCATCAACGACAGCGACCGCGACGAGCACTGCAATTGGGCCTGGCCGGTCTCCGAGATCGAGCAGATCAAGCCGCCCGTGCCGGCGAAGGGCGCGCAGGGCTTCTGGGATTGGAGGCCATGACCATGTTGCAGAGGCTCCCGTATCTCGATCGCGCCATCAGCATCGATCACTCGGTCGAGCATTCGATCCGCGACTATCACGTCAAGGGCTTCGACTACATCTGCGTCCGCCGCAGCCCAACCGAGACCATTAAGCTCTACTTCTTCGACGGCGATGTGACCCGTTTGCCGGAGGTCGTGAACCCTCACGATCACCGATATGACTTCGACACATGGGTCATTGCTGGGGCATCGGAGAACGTCTGGTTTGACCTCGACCCGCGCGGGCAGCGGTTCAACCGCTTCCACTACCGGACGCCGCTCAACGGCGGCAACGGCTTCATCTTCGCCGAAGAGGTCAACTTAGCCGAGACCCGTCGCCTTCAGCGCGAAGCTGGCGAGCACTATTTCATGCACGCCGACGAGCTCCACACCATCCGCATCGTCGAGAACGAGACCGTGCTGATGCTCCGGCAGCGCGAGGACGTCGTCCCGCTCGGCGTCCCGACGTCGACCTTCGCGCGCGGCGATGCCCCGTCGCTTTCGGGCCTCTACAGCCGCTTCACCGCAGACGAGATCATCGCCCGGCTGCGCCGGCTGCATGAGCGGACCGGCATCGATCTGTTGGGAGGCGGTAGTGGCTGAACCCCGTTGGCACTGGCGCAACTGCCGCGACATCGGCTTCAGCGCCCACCTCTTCCCGCTGACATGGCATTTCGGCTTCGAGAAGGACGCCGACGTTTATGGCGGTAATTGGCGCCTCGGTCTTGGACCGATAGGATTCACACTTCACGCTAGCATCGGTCATTGCAGCAGCGAGAACCGCTTCGAAGCCTGGCTCGGCATGAGTGAGAGTGAGGCGTGGGAGCGCGCCTGCAAGTATGAGGGGCGCGCCGATGGTTGACGCCTTTCCACTCACATGGCCGGAAGGCTGGCCCCGCGTCGCCGTGGAGAAGCGCGAGGCCGGGCAGTTCCGGACATCGCTCGCCGGCGCCCTCGACAACGTCGAAGGCTCCCTGCGCGCCTTCGGCCGCGACAGCGGCAAGCCGGTGTCGGGCATTGTCCTCTCTTCGAACATCACGCTGGGCAAGATGAAGCCGGACGATCCCGGCGTCGCAGCATGGTTCCTCTGGGATGGCGAGCAGCGCTGCATCCCGGTCGACCGCTACAAGACGGTCGAGGCGAACCTGCAGGCGATTCACCACGTGCTCGAGGCGCGCCGCACCGAACTTCGGCACGGCACCCTCGCACTGGTGCGCGCGACGTTCCGAGGCTTCACGCCGCTACTGCCGCCGCCCGGCGCCAAGCGCCCCTGGCGTGAAGTTATGGAGCGCGCGCCCGGCGAGCGGGTGACGCACGACATTATCGAAGCCTGCTACCGCCGTCTCGCCTCAATCCGTCACCCCGACAAGCCGGGCGGATCGCATGACGCCATGGCGGAACTCAACCGCGCCCGCGATGAGGCGCTGAAGGAGATCGATAATGGCTAAGTGCAATGGTCCGACGCCGGAAGAGATCGCCGCGGCCTTTGCCGGAGCTGAGGAGCAATTCGGCGACAAGAGCACTGAGTTCCTCGCTTCCATCGTCGCCGATCAACTCGGCATCGACTACGGCAATGTCTTTATTGGGCTGGGGGATGCGGGTGAGGGGGCGACGAAATGACGGCCCTTGCCCTGGAAGCCGCGTCCGCCGCGTACCTGCTCTTCCTCGTCGGCATGGTCACCACGAACACCATGCTCGGGACGATCATCCATAAATTCATCCCGTGGGTGCTCGGGGTCTTTCTCGGTTGCCTCGCCTTCGCGCGTTTCATGGGATGGCCGGTATGAACGCCGAAATTGCTTCCGCATTCGCCCAGCGCCTCCGCGCTGTTGCGGATCATGCCGCAGTGCTGAAGCTCAGCGTCGCCAACCTCTCTAGGCTGCCGATCGCCGAATGCCGGGGGCTTGCCGACTGGATCGACGGGGCCATAGCCGCGCACCTCGCGCAGGCCGGCGGGGCGGTGAAGATCAAGCCGCTGGAGTGGGAGGACCGCAATCCCTATGCCAGCTACGCCGAGACACCTTTCGGCACGCTTACCGTCTACGGAGATGGAGCGTGGCTTGGGCCGCAAAGCGCCGGGCATGCTTCTAGCGTTATCGAAGCGAAGAAGACGGTCCAGGATCACTATGAAGCCCGCATCCGCAGCGCTCTTGTCGATCCCCCGTGCGAAGCAACGCCAGTTGTGGCTCACGAGACGGCAGATGCGAGCGACAACTCCGACGTGGCGGGGCTGGTCGAGGATCAGGCCATCGAGCATGATCGTGGCGGGGAAAGTGTGGTCTTTGCCGAGACCGAGAGTCCGGAAGATCGTTATGTTCGCGACGCCGAGCTTGCTTGCCCGCACTGCGGTGGCTCGGGGCACAAGGACGACGTCGCTGCCGCCCTCGAAGCCCAAGCCGTGCGGATCGCGGAGATGAGCGGTAGTGTCGCGCCCCAGCCCGCAATGGGTGGGGACGCATCAACAGCCAAGGCCGCTCTCCACCATGTTCTCGGCTATCTCGGCGAGACCCGCCTCACGGTGGCGGAGATCCGATCCATCGTGATGCACCACCCGACGGTGAAGGCTGCGCTGGCCGGGCGGCCTGTCGAGGCAGACGCGCCGACATGCCCCCTCACGCTGAGGGTGGGGATCAGCGCCGATGATCGAGCCCGTGCGCAATGGTACCTCGCCACATGGCTCTACGCCTTCAGCTCGCTCTTCGACTTCGATAACGCCGCCATCGCCGACGCCGAGGCGATAGCGAAAGAGCTGATCGTCGACGCGCCGGCCGCCGCAACGGGAGGCGGCGATGAGTGA